AATTATACTAAGATAATATAAAATAAAATTTAATCAAAGTGAAAGATTTTCAAAAACTATTGGGATTCTTTTTTGAAATTCTGCTAGCATAGGAATGGTTATGCGCCGCATTTCTGGATGTGCAGCCTTAGAACAACGTAAACTAAAGAAATGTCTCCATTCCCGAACATTCATCATAATAACTATTTCAGTTTTTGTACAGCATGGGAGTATTGATCTAGCATCTTGTGGTTTTAGTCCGTTTGCTATAAAGTATACGTAAGCTTTCTCTATATCACTACATGTCTTTCTAAATGTTTGTTGGCAATCTTTAGGACCTTCAATAATAGATAATGGTTCTATAAATTCGACGCCTCCTTTATAATTAACGTAACGCGTACTTTCCTGCGCAAACGATGCAATTCTATGTCTTACTAATTCATGCGAAACTCCACGATCTGTAATTATTCTAACAGAAACTGAAACAAATTCTAACATTGCTCCATGTCCTCTACTTATTAAATTTTGAACAAGCTTTTCTGAAGATCCTTCTGTAATTTTATCTTCTGACTTGTAACAGGTTCTTGCTGCTTGTTCTATAGTTTTTAAATCTCCAGAAATATTTAATATTTCAAATGATGGTTCTACAAGTTTCATAGTATTTCTATTATTTTATGTTCTTCTGGGCCTTGTTTGGATAGTCTTTCTAATGAGTCTGCACTTATTTTTAAAAAAGGTAATTCATATTCTGTATACCAAGATCCTACAGAATTTTTTTCAAAATTATCAATTTTATCTCGACAGATCCATCGGCATTTGTTATTACCTTATGATATGCATCTGTTACTATTTGTTTAGTACTCATTTTATAAAGTTTTTAATTTATTAATTAATGAATTTATATCATTTGCATCAAACACAGCAAACAATTGATTGTCATCAAAGCATCCATCTCTATTTTCTATATCCAAATCTAAAGGTACTATAACACCTTTTTCCAAAGAAGCATCGAAAATATCATAACAGCCATATTTACTAGAACCGTCATCATTAAAGTCCATTAGTGAAATGTAACAAAAATCATTTTCTAATGTTCTTGTTTTTATACAAAAATCTCCAAAAATATTTGGATCAAATTCGCAAAATAATATATTATTAGGTAATTCAAGGAATGTTTTTCTATTTACAATTTTCATATGCTATACTTTAGAATTTAGATATCCAACTACAAATCTTTCTCCATTTTCATATCTACACATAAGCAAATCTCCTATTGAATTTACATAGAAAATTCCTCCATGTATTCTTCTGTTATCGAAGAAATTATGTGTTAACAGTTCATCTATAGTATCGTATTTTATAAAAATTGGATCTGCATCAACATATCCTGGTACTCTAGATCTAAATGTTTTCATATTATTTGTGAAAAGTTTTTAATTTTTTCAAATTTTATAATTCTATTTTTATCAGATTCTAATTTATCTGCAATTTCTTGTTTATGTGTGATTATAAACACATTTTGATTTGTTAAAGATTTTATAATTTTAATAAAGGCATCTGAGCCATCTATATCCATTGCACTATCAAAAATTTCATCTAAAATGAGAAGATTTGTACTCATAGAATTTTTTTTCTTTGAAACATCTCTCCAAGCAAATAAAATCGATAGATTTATTCTCTGTTTTTCCCCTTCTGAAAAATTATAATATTTAAAATTATCTAAGTGTCGCGATTTTATAGTCTCCTCAAAATTTTCGTCTAAATTAAACTTGACAAAGAAATCCATATAAGAAAGATACTTATTTATCGATGAATTTATAATGGGGATATATTGTTTGATTACATTAGCCTTAATTCCATTATCTTTCAGAAGAACAGATGCAATATTATAAATATCGCGTAATTCTAATAATTTATCTTTATCTGATATCTTATTTGCGAGAGTATTTTCCTGTATTTTTATATCCTTTGTTTTTATAGAGTGTTTATTAGAAATCAAATCATCTATATCAGATTGCAATTTTTCTATAAATTTTTCATAGGAGAATATTGTATTCTTATGAGCATTTATCCTTTTTCTTATATCATCAATTTCAGAAATCTTTGTAAGAGTATCTACTTTGTTTATATCAAGTTCTGTAGTCTTCTCTGTAAGAAGTTCTACACCCTTTCTTGTTTCTATTATCTTATTCTTTTTTTCTATTATAATATCTTTTTTCCAGCTTTCCTTCATCTCCTGTTTACAAGTTGGGCATTTATCATTTTCCCCAAAGAAATGTATATCCGTCTCAAGATTTTGTATCTTAATATCTATTTGTTGTTCTAGTCTATTAAGTTCTTGTGTTTTCTTCTGTATATTAGATAGAGATTTTTTTAAAGAGACTTCATCTCTAGAGTCTAGATCTTCTTTTAGAATCTTTATTGCTTCTAATTCTTTTGATATAATTTCCTTAGTCTTTTTAATCTCTAGTTTATCTTTTTTTATCCTTTCTGTATTATCTTGAGTTGACTTCTTCTTGTATGTTTTTTCTAATTCTATTTCACTTTCTAAAGAAGATATTTCTGTATTCAAGTTCTCAATATCATGCTTCAAAACATCAAACTTATCTTTAAGCAACGACTTCATAATAGAGAATATTTTTAAATCAAGAAGATCTTCAATTATTTCTCTTCTACTTCCAGTTGGAAGTTGCATAAATGGATGATGAATTGCACTACCTAACATTACTACCTGAGTAAATGATTTCCAATTTAGATGTAGAACAGTTTTCTCTAAATAGGATTGATGATCCCTTACGTTGGAAACTTGATCTAAAATGATACCATTAACATAAATCTCAAAAAAACTAGGTTTCGTTCCTCTTCTTACTATATATTCCTTTTTCCCAATGGAGAAACCAACTTCAGTTTCTTGTTCAGAATTATTAATAGAATTTACAAAGTTTCCTTTTGGAACATTTCTAAATCCCTTATTGAATAAACAGAAACAAATAGCATCCAACATAGTTGACTTGCCTGCTCCATTTTTACCAACAATTACAGATACAGCATGAGATTGTAGATTTATTTCATTGAAATAATTTCCTGTGGATAGAAAGTTTTTCCATTTTACATATTTAAACAGTACCAAATCATTTACTCCTCTATTTGTAGTGCTTCGTTATAGATATCTTCTATATAATTTAGTAACTTATTCTTATTAGAGTAATTTTCAATTGAATTTATATGTTTTCTAAGAATAGTAAGAGTGTCTTCTATGTTATCTAAAGGTTCTATATACTCTTCTTGACTGTATTGAATTATTGGATCTTCTGTAACAACACTATGCGGGTCACAATTCTCTAATGCATCAATATATCTATCTAAAATATATGGATTAGCTCCTTGTTTTATTATAATCTTTATATACTTATCTCTAAAAGCATCTTGATGATTATTAACAAAATCTAACTTTTCGGTAATATCATAATCACCTTTATCTTCCCAAAAAATCTTCATATAAATATCATGAGGATTCTTTATGAAAGTTATTTCTCTAGTTTCTGTATTAAAGACATGGAAACCTTTTTCGTTATCAGTATCATCCCATGCCATTTGATATGGGGTTCCTAGATATTTAAAATTTTTCTTTGTGATTTTATGATGATAATGTCCACTAAGAACAATTTCGAATTTTTTTACATCTTCTAAATTTATTCCACCTGAGAATTTAAAATTCCTCTGAAGTATTTGGTTAGATAACTCAAAATGACCAATCATTATATGAGCATCGGTATTATTTATAGCATCAACACATGGTTTAGAATTTTCCGAATTTATCCAAGGCATCATTAAAAATTTACACCCATCTATTTCTATATCTTCTGGGTTTTCGTAACTCTTAATATTGGAATATTCGCGAAGTGCGAGAATGGAATTTATGTCTATTCTATTGCCAAAAAACGCATCGTGATTTCCAACTATAGAATGTAATTGTATATTTGACGCTTGAAGATGATCAAAATAAAATTCCTTAACATGATGTAATGTGTTGTAATTGACATTCTTGCGTCTGTCAAAGGTATCACCCAGTTCAAAAACAGAAACAATATTATGTTCTTTTAAATAAGGGAAAAAGGTTTCTTCAAAAAACTTCCTTTGGTAATCAAGAAATATTTGCGAATCACCGCGCACACCAAAATGTTGATCTGTTATCATTGCAATAAATGCCATTATCTAATCTTTTATTTTTTTGTTTAAATCTTTTATTCTCTTTCCCTCAGTCAATTTATATGATATAATTAAAGGAATGTGAGGACAATAGAAAAATCCAGCATCATAAGAAGATCTTCCTTTGTAGCCAACATAACTTTTATATCTTTCTCTAAAATCTTTAATACCTTCTATAGATACTTCATGAAGAGTATAATAGCTATTTCTACGACTAGCTTCTTCTTCACGCCTTTTTCTAAATTTGTCTATTAAGTTATTTTCCAATTTTCAATTTATTTGGTGTAAAAGTTCTTGTTAATGAAACTATAGATTTATTTCTTGTCTCATAACGTCTATTAGGTTCTCCAAATACTTTTCTTTTAAATTTCTCAAGATAAAAGCTTATCAAATTCCTTTTAGTTTTCTTAAATAGTATAAAATCACCATTAAGAAAAGAATGTTTATGCCAATCAGGTCTAAATCTTCTTGTTTTAGGTTCAATAATAGTTTTCTCTATTACGAAATCTAACTTAGGAAATTCATTTTTTATCGTAATTATAAGTCATTAGGTTCTTTTAGTTCATTTTCTATTTCTAAAATAGGCTCTATTGCATCTAATAATATGTTCTTAGGTGGTTCTTTCTTTCTACTCATGTAACTCTCAAAATCTGTAATAAAAGAATCTACTTTATCTAGGTCCAAAAAGGATTGTCCTGTATAAATCATTTCTCTAGAAGTATCGCCAGACTGAAACGTAACATTATTGTCCATATTATCATTATTCTGTTGTAGTTTATACTTCAAATAAAGATGTTTTTTCTCGCCTTGTATTCTTCTTAAAAATGCATAATAAATAACTTGAGTAAAATATGCAAAAGGATTCTGAGACTTTTCTGGATCAAAATTGTCTATATAAAGTAAACAATTTTCTACACCGTCCATTTGCATATCTTCCTTAAATATATAATTAGCAAATTGATATTTATAACTCAATCTCTGTGCAATCAACAAAATACATTCGCCGACGTATTCAGGGATTCGAGGTCTTTTCTTATCTTCTGCTAATGATCTTGCCTGAGCTTCTTTATATTTCACTAACTCTGCAAATAGTTTCTTATTGTCTACATAATTAATCTTTTTTGCTGCCATTTACTCCCGGTTTTGCCTAGTTATTTGTAATTTCTGATGCAAGTTTTGCTTTATATCTTCTATTGGACTTTTTCTTACGAGCTAATATAGAAGGTTTTTCAAAGAATTGAGTTTCTGCGTATTCTTTCATCTTACCTGATTCTAACATACTCTTTTTAAATCTTTTTATCAAAGAATCTACAGACTCTTCTTTATGAAGTGCTACACCAATACCAGGTTTATTGTTATTTGATCTAAATTGAAATCTAGCATTCTTTTTTTCTCCAAAAAATTCGGTGTCTTCATCATTCATTCCTGTAGTGTCTACTGGATTTAAATCATACTTAATAGCACCTTTACTGTACCTACTGTTACTCATGTTGTATTTTATTTTATTTATTATTAAATGGAATATCTATTATTTTAAAATCAAACTGTTCTTCATTATATATTTTTATTCTTTCCAATAAATGTAATATGGAATAATTTTTTTTAGATTTTACAGAACAATCATCTACAATATCATAGAGAACCGCAATATCTTTTCCTTCATTTAATCTTAAACCTCTACCTATAGACTGTAAATTTTTAATCTTTGATTTATATGTAGATGCAAATATTATCACATGCAAATTAGGAATATCCAAACCTGTAGAAACTGTTCCAAAACTTCCAATTATTATATTATCTTCACTAGAATTGACGGAATTTCTTATTTTTTCTCTAATTTCACCATCAATTTCTCCAGATATGAAATAAATCTTTTTATTACCAGCTTTCTCCTTTATCATTTCATAAAGGACTTTGCCTTGTTTTTCTACAAACTGAAATAAAATTAAAGTATTCTTTTTTTGTGATAATGCTAAATTACAAATAAACTTGTTTCTTTTTTCATTTCTAACAAAGAAGTCTACTTCTTCTTGATAATTCATTTTACGAACTTTAATACTAGTCTCTTTGTCGTGTTTTAAAAGTAAAATGTTTATTTTGAATTTTGCCAAATAATTATCGTCCATTAATTCCTTTGTAGAAGAAACTTTATAAATCGTTCCAAAAAGACCTTCTAATGTAAGAGAATTAACTTTAGCATCCACATTAGATATAGTTCCTGTTGTTCCTATTCTCCATTCTGTATTATGATTTTTTTCCATAATTCCACATAGAGAAGTGGCAGCGAATAAATGAACTTCATCTCCTACTATACAATCAAATTGATTAAACCAACTATCTGTTTGTTTAGTTAAACTTTGCCAAGTAGATATTACTATAGGTTTCTTTGTGTCCTTATCTTCTCCTGCCATTATTTTATGAATCCAATTGGCACATTTTGGATTATATCCTACAAAATCAGACGCTAGTTGATGAACTAAACCTATAGTAGGAACTATTATTAATGTTCTTTTTTTAATGTGCTTCATTATCATGTAGATAATAAAAGATTTTCCAGACCCAGTTGGAGAAAGAAGAATACATCTTTTATTTTCTAACGCAAATTTAACTGCCTCTATTTGATAATTTCTAGGTTCAAAATTAGCAGATTCAATTTCTTTAGGATCATAACTAATAGTAGATTTATTAAAGAACCCAGCTGCATATTCTACAGAATAATCTGATTTTTCTAAAAACTTTTTTAAAGAAGAATGCAGACCATAATACATCTTACATGAAGATAAATTAATTAACCTAATCTTTCCATCCCAAATTTTATGTTTAAATTTTGGATTGAATTTATAATTAGGAGCATAAAAAGAAAATGCGTCTGAAATTTCATAAAGAATACTTTTTTCACATTCTACCTTCAACCAAACCTGATCTACCTTATGGATAATTACATCTGGCATCCGTTAATGTTCTCCTGATGTAAACTTTCTCCAAGCAATTGCAGAAGATATACTAAAATTTCTTTTATTAATCTGTTCTATTATAGATTTAAGGTATTCTAGCACTATCTTATTATATTCTATTCTTGTTTTAATCTTTCTTACGTCAGGATCAGTTTCTAGATAAGATTTTACATCACTCCTAAGAACCTTGATCTGAAATGGTTCCCATCCTTTTTCATCTAATTCTTCCTTAGACATTTTACCGGTATAATATGAACTTTTTATCATAGCAAGATCATTATACTTTTCTTCTAGTTGTAATAAAAGTAATCTTACTTCGTTATGAATAATAAGATATTTATTATGTAATTTAGGAATATCTAAAGCAGCTACATCTAGCATGACTGAATCTATTTCACAATCATTATTCCAAAGTTCTTCTATGTCTTCTATCTTTGCCATTAATTATTTTTAAGTTATTCTTGATTAATAATATAGCAAGTGATTAGACAAAAAGAAATCAAGTACTAAACCCTTGAATAGCCCGTCTTGACTAGGCTCTACTTGTATTTTAATGGTTATGATGGTTATGCTTGATAATCATGTTCTACAGAATTGGTTTCCAATTCTGTTGGAGCAAGGCTCCATGTGGTTAGGGTTTTCCAGGGTTAGATAATTGCTTGATTGCTAGTTTATCAATATTGGATTATCAAGGTTAGATGATTGCTAGCTTATTAGCTTATCAAGGTTAAATGCTTTTAGATTATCCAAACCCTGATTACCAGAGTGCTCCTGTCTTCACGCAAGACGGCTCCTTGTCGGATCTCACGTGAAGTTCAAGAAAAATAAAAAATACAAATTGTCCCTCAGTTTTTCGTGAACGCCTTTAACCTGATTAGGGATGCGCGCCGTGTAACTTCATTACTAGACTGGATCGTGTGTTCTTTTTTTTGTCTTAATGAGAAGAAACAGTTCTCTCATCTTAGAAATTATTTCTGATTCTGTAAATCATAGTCTCACTGAATTTCTAGGCACTTTCGTGTCCTTCCTAAAACGTGACCTTATCTCAACAGTAATTTCTTACTGCCTACACACCTTGCTGTCTGACAACTCTTTCAAGTGTAATCAATAGGTGTTGACTCCTCGACTAAGGAACCGCCATTAGCGGTGGTGGTTTCTTTCTCTGCGACTCCGGTATTCAGCAACAATTCTTACTATTGTTCTCCATCTGCAAGCCCCGGGTTTTCAGATATTCTGTTCCCATAATATTTAGATGCTCTCTTCTATATTTCGCAAATACTACTATGGGTCCACCTTTTGTTCTTTTGTACTACATTCGTTAAGTAAGATTAACGACTTGTTGTTTTAAATTTTTCAATCCCTTAATATCTTTTCTTATTTCAGAGATTAAATACTCTTGATCGTATAATTTAGATTGAATATCCTGTAAAAGTTCAATAATTTTATTAGATTCATTTTTTTCTTTTTGCAATCCATATATCGGTTTTATTTTAACTTTCCCATTAAACCTAGATATGGTATATTCTGTCTCCTTACCAACTATAAATCTATCTTGATTTTTGGTGGTAGAAGTATAAATTCCATCATCACCATTTTTCATAATTATATCATAGTTATAAAATGTACCATGATCACCATTAAATGAATCTCTATATAATGCTACTATAACTTCTGAAGACTTTGTTGACATCTTAATTTTATTTTAGTTCAATCTTTCTTATAAGAATAATATAGAAATGTCGGGCTAAAAAAGAAATAGTAACATTTACTAGAAAAAGAGAAGATTATGAAGTGCACAGAACATGTTATTTCTAAAATGAGGGGAAGAGAGTTAATACTGGCATACAAATAATTTCATATATTTTATATTATTTAATATAGATGATATAACTACCTTTAATTAAAAGAAACTCGCGCAGAACATGTTATTTTTATACTATATTATCAGGTACTGAAGTTAGATTATACTCAGGGTTTACTCTTATATTATAATAACTATATCTAAATGATACTGTAGATGTTATTGCTTCTATAGCAGTATCCGTTGTTCTAAATTCAATATTAGAAAGTGAAGTGGGAAATAAATCTTTAAAATCTACACTTATATTAACATTAACAGAATTAGTCATAATAAGAAGAGTTCCATCAGAAATTCTACCAAAATCAGAATTACTTAAAGTAGCATATTGATTATTTTCTTTTCCTAAACGGGTTGGGGCAAGACTTCTCATCCAATTGTAGATTTCTCTCCAATTATTCATAGACTCATCAATAGCAAATGTTAATGTAAGTTCGTTGTATTCCAAATTATCACCAGGGATAGCTGCCTTACCTGTAGCATAATTTCTTGATGAATCACCTAGAGATATACCAGGCATGTTAATTTCCTGAACAAACCAAGTTAAATTAGGACATCTTGCCAATGCAAAAGAAAACCCTGTAGTTGATAGAAAATTTAGATTATTTACTTTCTGTGTCGATGGCATTTAAAAAATATTTTTAATTGTATTATTTATACAATATATTTTTAGTGAAAAAAAGAGCGCTTTAAAGCGCTCTTTTTTGTTATTACAATCAAATATTATATTAAGCCATTGATTACAGCAATTCTGTAATATTTGTTCTGGTGAGATGCACCTGGGTTAATCTTATGTGAATAAGTTGAACCTGAGAAAGGATGTTCTACAAGACCATATCTAGTTTTGAAACCGATTGCTGGTTGGAATGTATGAGGATCCTGTGCTCTTACCAACTGTAGAGGAACGTAAGGACAATAGAACAATCCAGCATCATAAGGAGATGTTCCTTTATAACCTACGCAATAGAAGTTAGCACCAAGAGTAACGTAAGGATCTACATATACTTTAAGACGTCCACCAAGTGTACCGGCAAAGGTTGATGTAGTTTCATCTGGCACATCAGCAAGAGTTGCTTTAGGTGAAATTACTGTAGAGTAATCAAGAACACCAGCAAGTGAAAGTGCAGAAGCGGTTTCAGCATCAACAATGATAAAGTTACCTTTTCCTCTACGAGTATCTTTTGCAATACCAATAGCGTCGCGTTCGATTAAGAACTGAAGTCCTCTCCACTGTTCTGCAAAATAACGACCATCAATGTCAGCTTTTATACCACCTTTTACTTGAAGCTGAACTGAACCAACGCTGTTTGTTCCACCAGCTTTAGCTACAGAATAAATAAGGCGAGTAACTTCACGGTTAATGTCACCTAAGATTTCCTGTGAAAGGATGTTAGAAAGTTCTGATTCTGCATCAAGGTTATGAACTGCTTTAAGATCCTGTGCAAGCTCTAAAGTGTAGTCAGCTCTCAATCTACGAGTCTGAACGTCAACTGTTGCTTTTTCGATTGTGAATCCCATCTGAGGCCATGCAGAATCTGCTTCACCAGTAGATGTAGAAATACCAATACCAATATCAAATAGAGCAAGAGCATTATTTGCTGTACCTGGAAGACCAGCTACACCATGTCCAGAAGAAGCACCTGAGAATGCAGAGTTTGCTTCGTTGAACAATGCTTCCTTATGGAAAGCAGAAGTTGTATTAGCATATCCAGATCTCATAGCAAAGATAAGTCCGGTAGGCATTGTCATCGGCTGAACACCACAGATATCAAAAGCGATAAGCTGAGGAATAGCACGACGGATAAGTGAAATAAGAACTGGGGTGAAGTTTGATAGCGAACCATTATCTGAATTGTTAGACGCAGAATAGTTACCTGACATGCTATCACCAGCTACGTTACCTTCAAAAACCATACCCTGGCTGCCTAAGACAGTTTCAGTAGTTTCTAAAATAGTAGCTACAACACTCTTTTTGTAGGAATCTTTGATTGGGTCAAGTGATTTATGATCCAATATAGGAGTCCACTTTTTAACTAAAGTCTCTGTTAGATGTTCCATGTGTTTAATTTTATGTTTTTGTTATTTCTAATATTACTTTTTACTTAAGATACTTTGATAATGTGTCAACGTAAGTAGACATCTTCTTATTTGTAACTTTCATAGAATCTTCTTCTAGGATAAATTGTTCTTCATCTATAGAAATAGATTCTTTTTTACGAGGAGCTGGTGTATTGAAATACGATTCTCTGATTTGAGATACCTTTTTCGCAAAATCCTGAGTTCCTTCAAAATCTACAGATTCTGATAGTTGCGTTAATTTTTCTGCTTGAGTATCTGCAAGACCCTTTGTCATTTCAGAAATGATAATACCTTTCTTAAGATCTTTGTTTTCCGCAGCAAGTTCAATATTTCTTTGAATAGCCAATTCAAACTCTTCTTCTATTTCAATTTTTTCTTCTGATACCTTAACAAGAATATCTTCTTTTCCTTCTGGTACCTCTATATAATTCTCGATGAATAGATTCTTAAGACCTGCGATGAAACCTTCTGCTACGTCTGTGCGAATTCCTGTTTCTATAGCAAGTTTATTCTCTTCCATCCATTCTTCTACTACATAATCAAGATATTGATCAATTTTTCCTGTCAATTCTTCTGTCACCTTTATTACTTCTTCTTCAACAAGATCATCAATTGCTTCTTCTACAAGAGATTTGTAATTAGAAACCTGAAGATTTACTTGTCGTGCAACAGCAGCTTCAAAAATCATTGTTGCTTTATCTTTAAATTCTTCTGTTAGGTCTGCTCCTGCAAACATAGCATCAACATCTTCAGAAACACTAATTTCACTTTCATCACAACATGATCCATATGTCTCATCAATCTTAATAATATCATCTAGACGTCTTTTGACAATACTTGAATAAGATTCATTTTCTTCTTTTACATCTTCTTTGTCGTCGTCGTTATCGTCGTCGTCATCGTCGGTAGAACCAACACCATATCCATCTGGTGTTGTGTTTGTTTTTTCTCCTTCAGGTTTTGCTTTCTTTCTTTTGTCATCCTGATCTGCCTGAGGTCCTTCTTCTACTTCATCGGCATCTTCATTTTCTTTCTTATACTGAGCTTTATAATCATTTGCTATAGAACCACTAGGAGCTGGTCCATAACGTTTTGCTTCTTCTTCAGAGCCATTGATATCTTCATCAAGATATTCTCCTGCTTCTTCTATAACAGCTTTATAACCTTCTAAGCCACTTTCACGGAGTTCGGTGAGAGTTTCTACTAGAGACTTACCTTCCACATCCTCTGTTAACTTTGCAGCTGCCTGAAATAGTGAAAGTTCTTCACCATTTAAACCAGCAGATAGTTTTGAAATAATAGTTTCTTTAAACATAACTTTGTAGTCCTTTTACTTTTTAAATGATTTTTGCAAAAATCTTTATTGTTTTATTTATATAAACCCGTTTTCTCACCCTTTATCTCTTAGAGAAACCCAGAAATGAGAGCCTTGCTTAGTATTCGATCCTCCTCTAAAAGGTTTGTCTATTTCTCCATGATCAACTACCTCATGTTCTATACCAGCATCATTTAAACGTTGAGATACTTTATTAGCATGATCCTTAGATGTTTTTCCATGCGTGTAGAAAAATCCTTTTCTAACTAATGTATTTTTATCTTTATCTTTACCTACTAAAGAACCGTCCTCATAAGAATCAATCTCTTCTTTATAGTGAGCTCTCACTTTATCATGAAACGACTTTTCTCTTGCTTCATCTATAGTTTCTAAGGATTCGTTCTGATAATCCTTCTTTACAATTTTATCTACAGCTAAGGCAATACCTTTCTTTCTTTTAACATCTTTAGCATGAAGTTCTATCTGTTTCTTTGATGCTAAAGATCGATTTATAACAAAATCCATTACTTGTTTTGATCCTATATTTTTTCTATCATAAGACGCACCTTTAACATAAGACGCAAGAGTTTCTTTATGCAATTCATCTATAGTTTCTTGTGAAGAAGCTTCTTTGAGACTTTGATAAAGATCTATTCTATCATCTATAAGCGCCATCTCATCTCTTATTACACGCAATCTTTTTTCATCTCTATCAGGACCACTACTAAGTTTCTGAAGTCTATCTTGCAATGTTCTTTTCTTATCATGAAGTTTAGCTATCCTACTGCTTTTTGATTCATCTAAATCTATTGACTCTTTATGCCAATTTTTAGAATTTTTAGCAAACTGAGCCATTTTACGGACATGAGAATCTTTAGAATCTAAACCCCTTTGAATATCTTCATCTGTAATTTTTTCACCTTCAGGTTTTCCTAACCATTTATGAAAAGCACCTTTCTTTAATGAATAATTAGTCGTTTGTTCTTCGGTAGGTCCAAAATCATGTAGATTCTCATTCTGATAATCTCCCTTTGCAAGTTTCTTAGCAGCAGTTTTAATACCTTTGTGTCGTTTATCTAGTCGTTCAATTTCTTTCCAAGTTCCATCTTTTCCATCGATACAGGAATATGGAGACCCGCAAAAGTCATCAATGTAACTATATTCATCATCATGTGCATCCCTAAGTTTATCAGTATTAGCTGCTTTGTCTATATAAGAAATCAAAGTGCTTTTCTTTACTTCATTAACATTTTTTTCTGTACCAATTAAAGAAGAAGCGAGGATCTGTTTTTCTTCTGATAAACGAGAAGCTATTTTTTCTTTAAGAGATTCGAAAACACTCTCTCTGAATTCTTTATAAGTTTTCATTTTAGTTTGTTTTTTAGTTTCCATTTATCCGGTGAATCGCCGTCAGCATGATAACTGCCGTATTTATCATAACCACCCCACCAATCTCCGCCTTTCCAATCGCCGCCTAACCAAGTGCCGCCTCTCCAGAGACCATCTTTCCAGATTCCGTCTTCCCATGTTCCTCTTAACCAAGTACCACCCAACCAATTCCCACCTAACCAAGTGCCACCTCTCCAAATACCATCTTTCCAGATTCCGTCTTCCCATGTTCCACCTAACCAAGTGCCATCTTTCCAAGTTCCACCTTTCCAAGTACCGCCTCGCCAGGTGCCGCCGTTCCAGATACCGCCTTTCCAAGTACCACCTTTCCAAGTGCCATCTTTCCAAGTACCACCGTCCCACGTTCCGCCTAACCAATCTGCTCGTGTCACAGATTCTTCTATTTTTTCTTTAGAGATTTTGTCGGTTTTATTTATTCCTTGTTGATTAGAACCTATTTCATATCCCTTTTTGTAAGCACGAGGGTTTTTTCCTACTAGCTCTTTAGAATCCTGTGGTTTACCAGCCTTTCCATCAATGAAACCCTTTAACTGAGCTGCTTTTTGATCTTCTAAGAACAGATTGATATCATCTATCAGTTCGAAATTTAATAATGGATTGTTTTCGTTCATTTATCCTCCAATGATAATCCGGAACCTTTAAGAACTATATTAGTAATATATTTTTGCACACCAAGTAAATTTTTCTGAGATCTAACATTAGATTCAAATTTTCTTAGATATTCTGAAGATACATAATAATCTTTAGATTCTTCTTTTACGTATGCAATCAATTTATCTATATCACCTGCTAATGAGATTAACTTCTGATAGTGCTTATTAAGAAAGTCTGTGAATGATTTTTCAAAACCACCCAAGTCTACACGAGGTTTAGGTAATTTTGCAGATTCATTAAAAGTTCTAGAAGTGATGGTTTGTGTTTCTGTTTCTAATCTTTTTAGAATTTTTTCTTGTAGTGTTGCGATAATGTTATCGCGAAAATTTTTGTATGACATTACATTTTTTGTTTAAGATGTTATTCCGTTTGCTGTAAGGACAGACTTCTTTTGATTATATCTTTGTAAATTATTTCTAAGTGTTACTATTTTTTTATCATATTCTGTAGAATTTTTAGGATCTTTTGTTTTCATCTGTCCTAACATTTTAATTTTCGCGTTTGTACTATCAATATAAGCCTTAAGAATACAAGAACGATTTCCGTCACATCTCTTAATTTGATCTTTAGTAACACCGTGAGCTTTTCTCCATTGATTTCTAAGTGCCATTAAAGCTACCCCTACTCCTACAGCAACAATACTACTTCCAGTAGCTTTATTTATATTTTGTGAAACTGAATGTTTATTATCATTAGTGCCTGCACGAAAACCTATATCAAACACTCTTTTGTGCTTCATCTTGATTATATTCATTCAATAAATCTTCAAATAAAACATCAAATTTTTCTGATTCAAAAATAAAATCTTCACTTAAATTTTCTTCAAATATATTAGATGCAATAATTTGTTTCTCTAATTGCAGTCTAGCATAGACCTTATATTTTAAATCATCTAAGATTGTTTCTCTGAATATTTTATACGACATTATTTTCTATTAATCGTTATAACTGCGCGCAATAGCTGCTCTAGCATCTGCATTACTCTTAGACCATTTTGCAATACGATCATTCAATTTTTGTATCTTAGCATCAAATTCCTGTGATTTTGTAGGGTTCTTTGCTTTAGCTTGTTGCAGAATAGAAATTTTCTTTCTTGCACCAGCAATATAAGCAGTTTTGATACACTTTGAATCGCCATGACAAGCGTTAATCTGGTTTAAAGTAACTCCATGTGCAGCACGATAAAGACCTCTAATCACAAGCGCAGACTGTGCAGCAAGAGCAACCGCCGCCACCGCTCCCATTGCGGTAATATTCCTAGACAGATTATTACTAGACAGATTATTACTAGACAGATTAGAATCTTCATCAATTCTATCTAATTCTTCAAATAAAAATTCAAAAGATACTTCTTCACCAAGATAATTAGAATCTTCTTTGATGGAGTTAATCTCTTCTAGTAACGATTTGTAAGTTTTCATTGTAATTTTATTTTATTTTTTGTAAATTCTTGTTTAATATCTAATAATTCTTGCTGCATTTTTATTAAAAGCTGCCTATCATCTGGATTTTTTTCTAATTCTCTAGAATATTTTATTACCATATTTTGAATAGCAATTCTTACTTCAGGTTCTTCTATTCTATTAAATGAACTTCTTACCTCTTTAGATAATTTTTGAATATCTTTTGGTTGAATATTTTTTTCTGTTTTCATGTTAAGAATAAACTTAATAGGATCGGTTATATTTTTCTTAATCCAAGAACCGAAAAGAAAAACAGAAGACCCGAATATAGCACCAAAAAGAGTTCCTATTATAAGAAGTGAACCATCTGTGTAAGATATTAGACCTTTATCAATAAAAAATCTAATAGTCCTAAACAATATAGAAGCATCTTCTATAGAAAACATAATAGAAAACATTTCATTAATTTGCTTATCATAATCTATGAACTGCATTTCTTCTAGTAGAGATTTATAAGACATCTATTACTTTATTTTACGAAGAATACTTGATAAAATACTATTAATTAAATCAATAGCAACGCGAGGTTCTGTTCCTCTTCTATCTTTAGCATGTTCTAGTGCTTTTTCTAAACCTGATTTATCATAACCAGAAAATAATTGATCTACAACTTCATCTTTAACAACACCATCCAAATAAGAATCCATTATTAATTTTTCAATTAATTCACTATGCTTTTCACGGGATTTATCTCTGATCTCTATAACAGAAGATTTATATTGTTTCCATTCTTCTTTATAAATACCGTTTTTATCTGCAGAATCATATGCTTCTGCTATAAGTTCTTTTCTTTCTTGAACTTTCAACGTCTGAATAGCTTTTTTAAGGTCAGCTTCTTCCTTTATTGCTGCTTTATCTTTAAGAAATTGTGCAAAATCATTTAAGATTTGATTTTCCTGCTGAATTTCTGATTCTCTTTTATATAAAGTCATTTTTCTTCCTTTTTTCTATTTTAGTGTTATTTTTAATTCTTCATCTCCTGGAATATAAGAGAATTTAAATATTCAGAATATCTCCCTTGATTAATCTAATTTATAATCATCTATTACAATTTCAGAATCATAATGTTTCTTCAAGAAAGAAGCGACTTTTGAAGTATCGCCAACACATCTAATTTCAACTATAGGAAATATTCCATTATCTTTTTTATCGGATAATTTTGCTTTAATTCCTGCTTTTAATGCAAGTTTAATAAAACTATATTCAAGACCAGCATTTCCAAACGGTAATTCATATATTGATTCTTCATTCTTTTCAAGGAGAAACTTAGAAATGTCTTCTAACAATTGTTTTTCTATTTTTGGTAACATTTTTATCCTTTAATGTTATTTAAAAAGTCAGAAAATAGTAATGCTTTTTGTTCAAGTGTTAATGACTTATATTGTTCTTTAGCAATTTTCTCGTGTTGTTCTACTAAGTCTTGTTTAACATAACAGTGACCGTCTTCGCAAAAAATCCAATCCGCAGATTCGTTGAGACCATTTACGTAAGCGTCTGGAGCACTTGGGTCAGACACGATGTCGACAGCAGATAATTTAAAATCATTTTGAACTTCATGAAGACCGTTTCTTTCTCTAAGAGAACCTAAACCTCTTGAAGAAACTCCAATCTTAACATCTCCTTCTAAAAGACCCATCACAACATTTCCCATAGGAGTATGCAATATTTGTGCTCTCCCTATCCAATTATTCCCATCTTCTATCAATCCAATAATACGATGTGATACTCTATCCAAATTTATAGAAGGTGTAGCTGGATGATTTAACTCTCCTACAGCTCTATTTTTTTCTACATATTCCTTTATATAACGATTAACTTCTTCATCTAAGGTTGGTTTTGGATAATAACGACCATTTTTATTTTTTAAGTTTCCTTGTAAATAAACACCTTCTATGAACCATCCTTTTTTAGAGTCCTTTACAGCCTCTGCTATAAATGTTTCTGTAAGTAATTTCATTGATCTTTTTTTATAAGTTGATATTAAATTTCCTATTCTTGATAACAAATTTTCTATAGAAATTTTATGTTTCTTAGATACAGATGTAACGTGTTTATCAAAATCTATTAGATCCAAGGGATGAATTGGTAATGTTACTTTTTGATAACTTTCTGGATCTTTAGATTCTAAGATATCTCCTTCGATTTTTACTGATTCCCATTTTTGTAAATGCGAATCTATAAATTCAATTTGTCCTTCCCATTTCCCAATTTTATTTTTAAGCTTTACAATTTCTGCTTCTATAGTTTTATGATATAAATTTGCTTTTTCGTCATCAAATTTATTAGATACTTCTGATTTCATCTGCATCAAAATATCTATTTTATCTTTAGCACCATCTATATAAGCGCTTAAAATGCATTTTTTATATTGTTTGCTTCCTCCGTCAAATCCAGATGCATATTTACATTTCTGTGATGCTGCTTTAGACACGCCATTAGCACGTCTCCATTTTGCAGCAATAATATCATTTAATTGAGTTGCTATAGCACTAATTACTAGAAGAGCAGCTCTACCTATTTTATAAGCACCATATCCAGCTGCAGCTGTAGTAGCAGCTAAAACTACACCCAAACCTTCATCTAGATGAATATTCGCATGCTGAATTTCTATTTCCTTTCTAAATTCGTTAAATGTTTTCATCTTCTATTTATACAAGCTCAAATTTCTGTACTTTTTTTAAAATTCCCTTTTACTTGAAAGGGTTTTCTTTTGCGATCAAATCTAGAAGAAGAGTTCGATTTTTGTTCAGGTTTCTTATCCACAGGAATATTATCTATATCATCTGTTGGAACCTTTTCTGCATCAGCAGGAAGATCATCTACGCTATCTATCGAAGGGTCTACTACATTACCATCATTAGTAGATACATTCTCTGCTTTTTCTGACCTTTTCTTAATTTGTTCTTCTTCTTTATTAATTTCCTTTTTATCTTCCTTAATCTGTTCTTCTGTTCTTTGAAGAATATTTTTAAAAATCCAATCTGTAGAAACATATGCCTGTCTTGCAGAAGCATCTTGTGCTAAAGCATTGGGCGAATATGCCTCAACAGTCTGTAGAAGATCAAACCGGGTTTTAATCACTTCCATCTTTTTCATTTCAGAAAAATAAGAATCACATTCAAACCTATATTTTATTATACTCTTAAGTTTTTTCCATTCGTCATGTGAAATTATTCCTTTAAAGATAAGCTGTTTTTCTAAAATAGAATCAAATAAATCACTAAATTTGTTTTGTAGTTTTTCTATAAATCTAGCAAATCGAACCTCATCTCTAGTTATTTCTGTTGCTCTTCCAAGAGTCCATTGTGCCTCTGAATCTAATCTAGAATAAGGAACGTTAAGTGATTTCATAAGTTTTTTTCTAAAATAGTCAACGTCATCCAAAGCAGATAAATTCTGCCCAGGTTGAAGTGTAGTTATTTCGGTACCAACACCATTTCTCTTAGGTACAAAAAAATCTTCAAGCATTGACATGTGACGTTTATCATCTCTAAGTTCTCCTGTACTGTTACAGGTATATATTCCTACTTGCAGTGCAAATGTATGATAATCATGATACTTTTCTTCTCTATCAATAGTTAATGTACCAACATCCATCTTTTCTGCGAGATATTCTATACTAGAAATATTACAATTATTAAATTCTGTTGTATTTATGTCTTTACTAAATGGAATCATAGAATCTCCAACAATAAGATTTCTTGCCTCTACTTTTCCTTTCTCCCAAACAGGGAACTTATGATCATGTGTACATGTTATAGATTCTCCATTATCTAAGGTTATTTTTAGCACGCTTTCCAATTTTCTAGTGATACCTGCCCATGAAATTATGCCGGGTGCAAATTTACCTGTAATAGGATCACATGAATAAGCCCAAAGTTCTTTTCCAGAATTATACTCTCCTATTATTTCTGATAGAGATAAAGTTCTTCCATCTAATAATGGTATTCTTGTAGTTAAGTCTAAACAAGCATCGTATACCATCTTATTTCTGTATTTATTCATAACAGAAGCAAGATATTCTTCTGCCTTTGCTTTTGGCAAATTACCAACTTCTATAGAATAAATTCTTCTTTCAGGAGCTCTAGCTAATCTATATATTACAACAGAATCTTCAAGCATTCTGAGTTGATTCATTGGCTTTATTGCCTTATGAAGATTTGATAACACTGTAACATTATTAGAGTCGGTTATTCCAGACGTTACATAACTAATAACATCAGGACTGAGCTTTACTAATTCAGTATTAGGACTTTTAGCAGAACTTGTAGGACCAAACCCCTGAGCGCTATAAAGATAATATTCTTCATGTCCGGTTACAACTTTAACTCCAGAATTACTTTTTTCTTGTTTTACTTCTCTAATCTTTTTAATACGTCTAGGATCTATGTTACGTATTTCTTGAATTCCTTTTTTAGGATTTTTTTCATCTATCATCGTATGATAATAAATTCTACCATCTACATACCATTGTCTAAATATATCATTACCTTTATTATTAAAATTGAGCATAGATATAATCTCTTCAAACTCTTTAATAATGGAATCTTTTATTTTATCTGAATATTCGGAATCATCTAGATTAATCGTAACAGGGTGTAAATCATTATCTATAACTATAGCTTCATTTACAATATCACCAATTGCAAAATCAATTTCTGGTTGTAACGCGAGATCTCTATATCTAGATATAAGGTCAAAGTCATTTCCAATTTTGCCATCTATATCAAGATAATGTCCATATACACCAGAGGCAGCAGCAGCAATTTCTACTGCTCCATCATCTTCTTTTTGTGTTACTATAGATGGCAATATCAATGGTTCTTTTTGCTTAGAAACAAATCCAAACCTTTGTCCAATAGATTCAAGTAAACTCATTTTTTCTTCAGACATGCAAATATAATTTTGTTTAACAAAAAATGGAGACTGCAATATACAGTCTCCTAATGTAGTAAGTAATAATTAAGATGTGATTATATTAGCAGAAGCATCAACAGCGTGAAACCAATCAAATTTCATAGTTACTTCAAAGGTCTCAATGTCGTCTTTACTATTCCAATCAACGGTTATCTGTCCTATAGAAGAAGGCCAAAGATTATAAAATACATATTCTTTTAAAATATCACCGTTTTTTCCAAATTGATGAACAGAAGCATCTACCACATACTCACTTGGTCCAACTCCCAACCCCTGTCCTCTACCAGCACCAGAATGTCTATCTATAGCATCTAGCCAAATTTCAAATGAATTACGAATTTTAAAATTTTCATCGTTATAAACCGTAATACTCCAATCATCAAATGTTCTATTTCCTGCTAAATGAACATCGTGACCATAATACGATATAGTTTTTGCAGATACAGAAGAAGCAGGTAAATGAGATGCGCTACAAATAAACTGAAGTGCATTTCCGTCAAGTGCTCCTACTGGAGATGTTATATTAACACCAAATAGGGTAGGTCTTGCGCCATCCCCAACAAAATTGCCTCTGAAATCAGAAACATTAAAACTTTTTGCCATATCTTTCCTTGTTATGTTTAAGAATTGGCTAGTATTTTATAATACTAGCCTTTTCTATTATATTTTTTATTTATATGATATTTACTTAAAACTTACCTATAATTTCATTAAACGATACACCAGTACGGACAGCAACGAAATTTAATTTAATTACAGAAACTGATTTTGCTGGTTTTATGTAAATATCGCCAACAAACTGATTCGCATCAATTACTTGTGCGGTATTATTAGTACCATCACATATTACTTGGAAGTCATAAACTCCTCTACGTGATTTAATGTCACGAAGTAATGGTTCTATCATAGATTTAAATTGAGCTCTAGTAAATTCATCATTAAATTCAAACAAACTGTATTTAGCAGAATTTGCAATAATTTTTTCGAGTAAAATAAACAATCTACGCACATTAATACGGTCAAATGCAGATGGTTTTGTAAGACCTGTTTTATCGCCGTAAAGAATTGTACCTTCACCTGGGAAGGAAACAACCGGATTTACATTAGCAGGATAAAGAAGATCTCTTTCTGCTTGTCCTGGATTCCATGCCAATTTAATAATATTCAGAATGTTTCCTCTGTTAAATCCAGCTGGTGACCACCAAGGATCTCTTGAAGAGTCTGTTCTAGCGCAAAGTCCAGCAATATCTCCATTAAGAGGAACCCAACGATAAACATCATTATATTTATCGTATTGATACTTCCAACCCGAATCTACAACAAAATATGAAGACGATCTATTCAATGAATTTCTAAAACCAGTAACAGCTGTTGTTATAGTAGAAATACTTTGTCCAGGTTGAACGTTAGCCCAAAGAGGAGAGATAAATGCTATTGAATCTTTTCTATTGGTAGCTATATCAATAACAGATTGTGCTACAACAGTAGAAGCTGCTCCAGAAACAATAAGTGCTACATCAACTGCTTCAGGGTTAGAGAATAGCGAATAACCTATAATATATTCGTTGGTTAGTGAAGAAAGAGGATCAAGATCAGTTCCTTTGCTCAATGATACCACATTAGAACCAGTAGGAGTCCAAGTTGTAGAAAGTGTTCCTGACGTATTAGCACCTAAAACAAAAGCTCCACCAACTCTAACATATTTTGAAGAATTATTTATTACATCTACATAATAGTTATTTGTTCCATCTTCAGCCTTTGCACCTTTTGCTTTTGATAGATGTGCATAAGATTCTAAAATAGTTCCACGCGTTCCTGAAAATGCACCATCCTCATCTATAACTAAAATATGAAGCTCATCATTCTGACCTCCATTTATAGATGCAGCTAAAGAAGTTGAAGGAACTATAGAGAAATTGCTTGACCATGTTCCAACAGTATTTCCTGTAATAGTAACATTACTATTAAATGAAACAGAACTATCACATGCAGCAACCGCAAGCGAATTTCCTTTTGCACCGGGATATCGTGCTATCCATGAACCAGTTCCAACTGGTTTAGATTTTACGAAATAGTCTTCGTTATTATCTATTCTTATTGCACTAGAACCGGAAGTAGAGTTTAAATTTACTTGATTATTAGCATCTCCTATTCTAACTACCCAAGCAGCACTAGAATAAGAAAGAAAATTTGCGATAGAGAAAAAGTCTTGATATGTGTCTGAGGTTGGCTTTCCAAAATTATCAACTAATTCTACTTCACTACCAATTAAAGTTCTTTCATTTACAGGTCCCCACTGAAAATTACCTGCAAAAGCTCCTGTTGAAGTAGAAACTCCAGTAGATACTGTTGTTGTTATGTCCACTTCGGAAATTAAAACTCCGGGACTTACAGAAAATGACATATTATTGCTCCATTATTGTTATTAATTCTATTGAAACGTATAGTTTCCCTAATATTCTTATTGATGATATTTATAAAAATACTAGGTTCTAAAATGTTTAACGTTTGATAAACAGAATATCATATAATAACAGATTTCCAACGATCTGGAGCCAAATTTAGTGGTTTTGCATTATCAAATAAACCAATATCCCATTCATCACCATAAGAAACAACAGATTCTTCTGGGATTCCATTGTCCATAAATCCAAAGGATAACATACTATCATTTATAGAATCTACACTATTTTCTCTTAGCGCACTAAGTGTGCTTATATCTGTCAACTCTTTAAAGTATTTTTGATCTGATAGCCAAGCAAATAAAACTAGACACATTACAAGATCATCATTACAACCAGGCTCTGCTTCGTATGAGTTTGCCTTTCTAGAAAAAGTTGTTAGTTCCTTTATAGTATCAGCATCATTAATAATTAGTTGATTTTGTTCTATTAAAAGTTTTAGGATAGAACATCCAACAGATTTTACAGTCTTTGTTGTTCTAATTCCTTTATCTATAGATTTATTATTACTATATCCTGTAGATATTTGTTTTCCAGATCTACCATTTGTTTCAGTATAAAGAATATTTTCATATTCATAATCAAATAGAAGTAAATCTGATACCTGTGCTCCTATATCATTTATTTCTATAAGAACTGCGCATTCATTATAAGTCTTACAAACTCTATAAATTATTTCTGTAAATTCTACAGGTGTTATTCCATTATCTTTAAAAACACAGACTTGTTTATAAGGCATTTTAGTTACATCTATTACCTGAATAGCAGAATAATCAAGTCCTTTACCACGTGAAACGTCTACAATTGCAACATACGTTTTATCTTTTTCTACTTCTGAATAAACCGAGATATTGTTAGAGAATTTTAATGGATTTATCGACGCAAGATTTTTCAGTGAATTTCCTGATATAAGAGTACCTGAAGATCCTAGGAATTGACAGAGAAATTCTTGCTCAAATTGTTCGTAACCTATATTGCGTAAAGTTTCTTCTTTCCAAGCTTCATCTCGTTTAGGATGTTCCCACCAATCAACTTTTACAGGTGTAAAATTGTTGATTCCCTGTTCTGCTTCTGTATATATTTTATAAAATAGATCTAAACCATTTGGTGTGCTGGTAATTATAACTTTAGAATCACTACCAGACGAAATTACAGGATATGTTGATTCCCACCAATGAATCTGATTAGAAATATGAGCAAATTCATCTAAATATATGATGTTAAAGGCAAATCCACGAATAGAACTTGAAGATGTTGCAGATGACATTAAAATACTTCCATTTCCTAGTTCCATCGATCCCTTATTCCATTCCTTTACTCCAGGTTGAATCCACATAGGAAGATTTTCATACATTCGTTGTATACGAGATAGAATTTCTCTAGCAACTAAAGCTTTATTAGCAAGTATACCAATCATTTTATCTTCATTAAACATTGCGTAATGAAGTAAATAAGCCGCAACAATTGCAGTTTTTCCCATCTGACGAGGCAATAGATTAACAACAAATTTATTATTTTCAAATGCTTCTATCATTCTAATTTGATAGTCAAATGGCTGAAATAGTTCCAAACCTCTATCAAGAGTAACTATTTTGCAATAAGTTCTAATAAAATAAATTATATCGTTTTTACATTTAAGGTATTCCTTTACTTGCTCACCCGTGAAATTATGTTCTATGTTTGCCTTTTTAACAAACTGATTTCCATTATATCCTACATTCTTTATCATATTTTTTATTTAATGAATTCTTCCTTGATGACAATAGTCACATAATACTCTAAGATTTGTCTTATCTAATTCTAGATCTTTATTATTTTTTCTTGTTATTATATGATCAACAGTCATTTTTAATTTTTTTCCATTATCATCAATATCATCTTTAGTTTTACCACACAAAGAACATCTTCCATCATTTTCTTTTAAAACTTCAAATCTAATGATTTTCCATTGCTGGCTAGAATAAAATGGGTCTCTTTTCCTGGTAGGGGTTTTTGCTACCTTAGGTTTTCTCTCTGGTGATGGAATATATTCTTGGTTTTCGTTATTTTGTGGGTATTCTATGTTCTGTTTAGCTCTTTTACTTGGCTTCGTATAATTATTGTACTTTGCCATATATTATGATTTGAGATTCGACAACGAAATTAATTTTTATTTTAATGCCTTTAAAAGATCTGCAGTACTTCCAATAAATACTGCTTTTTCTATTTTTGTATTTCCTGAACTTTCTTTTTCTAAATTAGGTTTAATTTTCTCTTGTATATCTATCAAAGAAATATTCTGATCACCTATAGTTTTTAGTAATTGTGAAAGAACAACGTAAACATTGGGATGTTCTGTTGCTTTTGCTAATTCTAACAAATTATCTAAAGCTTCTGTTCCTTTAGAAATTAAATCTTTGATATTACTACGAGCATACTCATAGTCTCCTTTGTCTTCCGTATTTATTTTTTTTATAATTGCAGTTTCTGTCTTAATAGATTTAACCAAAGACTTACTCGAATCTAGTGGTGAAACTCCAAACGCTGTAGAAATATTATCCTTCATATTGTTTCTGTTGTAGTTAAAAATCCCCAGTCATCTGTAAGAAAAATTTCATCTAAAGTCTTTCCTGGTACAACTGGAATAGTAGTATTTTTCTGAAATAAATGTTTTCCTTCGAAGTCCATAATACCAAGTTCAGTTATTGCTGTTTTAATTATTTTTCCTGTAGAAACTGGACCAAACGTAAAGGCTTTCATTGTAAAATCTAAAGTCCAAACAATATCTCTTCTAGTAGTAAAATCTCCCTCATAATTATCCGCTAAAGATATAGAATTAAGAATAATGGGAACGTCTAATGATATATTATGTTCTCCAGATATTTTTATCGTAACATTTAATTGAGGTGTAAAAAAAGGTAAAATCTGTTCTATTATTTTTGTTCCATGCTCGACTTGTTTTACCATAACATAAAGACTGAAACTAAAATCATAGGGAACTCCAACACACTGTCTACTAACGCGGTTTCCATCGGTATCTATTGATTCTACATAATAATTTCTTTTATTAAGAACTCTAGCAGAATCGTAAGAAGTGCCATTCAACTCAAAGGCAATTCTAGGTAAAACCATAGCAACATCATCTCCAAAACCAACTTCTGCACGCTGTCTAACTCTAGCAAGAAACTTCTCCTTAGGACCGTACGACACCGGAACCTTTATAAAGTTTTTCCATTTGTTTATATTAGCGTCCCATTCTCTAATGGTAATATCAGAAAAAAGAGCACCAAACGCAGAAACGAGTTTGCGGGTTATCATAAATCATTCTCCTTCCATAAAATATCTGAAGAATCGTCGATTGATATCTGAACCCAATTTTTTGTAGGAGTATAAGGCTCAAACTGTGTTCTTTTATGTTCTATAGATAAATCCAAATGCGGATTTATAGAAGTTTCTGGTAATTTTATTACACTTGACTTTGTAGTTGGTCCAAAAAAACTTCCTCGCATAGTAAATTGAAATGTCCATATAAGACTCCTACGTGTTTCAAAATCTCCCTCATAATTATCTTCCATCGAAATAGATTTCAATATAATAGGAGTATCTAATATAATGTTCATGCTATTCCTAAAACTATTAATATAATCTTGAATAGAAGAATTATAAGCAATTCCTAAATTAGGTTCCATCTTAATGGCAATGTCCAATTGAGGTGTAAACATAGGCATTATCTTATCCATAATAAGAGATCCATCTGTTTCTGTATTGGTAAGTACAAACAAAGAAAAATCTATATCATAAGGAACTGGAGTAAATGTAGAAAGAACTTTATTATTTGTAATATCAATAGAAGTATTACCAGAAAGATCAGAAATGTTATTATTTTTTACTATTGTAAACGTCTTATTTAATTTTCTCGTAGCATCATAGGAAAGTCTATTCATTTCAAACGCCATTCTAGGGAGAGTCATAGCAACAAGATTATCTAGACCATTTTGTTCTCTTTGGGAAAGCCTTGCAAGAAATTTCTCCTTTGGACCATAAGAAATAGGTATCTTAATAAGATCACCATTTAACCTTTTGATTGTTATATTACTGAATATAGAACCAAAACAACTTACAAAGTTCCTTATGCTAGACCAATAATAATATTCTTGTCCTAAGATAATACCTCCTTTGACAATCTTGTCAAATCTGCTACATGTTCTAATTCTTTATCTAAAATTAACTGTAATAAATGTCTATTATTTTCAGAAAATTCATAATCCTGTAAGATATTTGCATATAGTTTAACTGCTCTATGCTCTGCACTTAGGTTACTTTTTAACATTTTATTATCTACATTATTTCGCTTTTCAAACTTCTCTGATGAAAATTTAAAGACCGTTTCTGGTGTAATTGTAATCGCAATAGAAATGTTTAACATTATCTTTTCCAAAGACAAAACGTGGCTGCTTTCCTCTCTAGCATGTTGAATAAACTCTCTACGAACATCTAGATTATCTGCATTCATTCCATCGTTGTCATATTGAAAAATTGTAATCCATTCATTTGCCAATGCTAAATTAAGAATTTTTGCTAAGTCTGTATTATTGTTTGCGTTATGTTGTTTAAAGCTTTTCATTTATTGTAATCTTTTATATTAGAACAATTCTCCAAATGGATTTTCTACAGAAAATTGATTAGGTTCACTAAAATCGCAAATTTGTGCGGCATCTATTTCAAATTGAACGTTGTCTGCTGGGATCTGTAAATCTGTATTTGAAGAACCAACATGATATTTTGTCGTAACAGAATCTATATTAGAATCTCCAGTAGAGAATGTTTCTCCTGTGTATTGGAACAATTCAAGACTTAGTTCCCAGCATAGTCTTGTACCTTGTGGCCAGAACGGCTTTTCATGTTCTACATACATTATTTGGAATATATTTCCATTAAAAGGAAATTGAACAAGATCACCTTCTCTAGGGAAGTAAGATCTCATTTGTTCTGTATTTGCATATCCTACATTTAATGCTTCTTCTGCAAATCTATCCATAGAAATCCATATTCTCGCAGAGTCATGGATTTCTACTCCGAACTTAGATAAGAGATCTCCAGGACCTTCAAATCTATCTGTCTGTTCCATATATGCTTCTATTACCATAGAACTTTCAAATGAACTATGAGCCGCTTCTCCAAATACTGTATCAATAGAGAATAATGTTCTAGGCAAATAATTTACATCAAATCCAAAGAAAGCGATAGATTCTGCCATTAAAGACTTCTCTAAGTCCTGAGCTGATGTATAATTTCTAAAATCTATATAAGGGTTAGTTGCCATTTTTAATTTGGATTTTCCGTAAAGTCAAAAATACTATCTTCTATTCTTTCTGTTTTTATAGTAGTACGTACTTCTTTAGTGTTGATTGCAGAAGCTCTTATAAAATTCGAAAGGCTCATATCATTTTGTGCAGCATTACTTTCTATAATTTTACGTTCCTTTGGAGATACTCTAATACCAATAAGTTCTGTTTTCTGCAAAGTACGATTTTTCATTATTTTCTAATATCTCTTAGTATTTTTAAATCTGCACGACGAACTTTTATATAATAATCTCTATCTCTATCGCTATCTCTTTTATAATCACTTTTAAGGTCTCTTAATAATTTAGCATACTTTTCTACATCTTTATCTTCTTTTGATAAACCACCATAATAATCGCTAAGGTGTTTTTCTAAATTTTTAGTAGCAATAATCGCTCCTTCTTTATCTGAATGTTCTATAGCATCTCCTAGTTTTTTATAAAGTAAAGATGCTACATAATAAGGATTGCCTGTAGATCCTAGCTTTTTATTTGCAAGTTTTTTAGATGCAATAATCTCATTACTTGTAATAGAATCTGTTCCCGCTCTTTTTCTTTCCAATCTCGCATCGTGAGCCGCCTTACGTCTTTTATCTACACCTATAGTAACTACATTATATGAGTTTTTCTTAAAATGTTCTTTTTCAGGTTCATCTAAGTTTATATTTCGGTTTATCTTATTCATCGCTCTATCTATAGCTTCACCTTTAGGGAAACCAGAAACAGATTCTCTTTTTACATACTGATACGTTCCACTTCTTTGATTTTTAACTATAAAATTAACATCAGATGAATTTGGTGTATGTACACTATAATTTGGTCTTTCATTCCATTCGATAGATCCATCGTTGTGTGCTACAGCAGCAATTGGCTTTCCATTCTTATGAATGATTGCCATTTTATGTTCACCAACAGCATTAGCTATCATGCTCTTTAACTGGCTTTTAGTCTTTGCAGAAGAAGTTTCTTCTCTTTTAGAATAAGCGCCGCCTCTTATAGTACTGCCATATGATCCTTTTCCTGTAATAGTTTTTAATAGTCCCGGCGGAACACCCTGAAGATTACCTAAACTCTCTTCTATAAATTCTTCCTGAAAATAATAGAGATCTTCCAATTCTGAATCTTCTATAAGTTCAAATAAAGATTCTTTTAACTGATTCTGTAATATAGATTGACTTATTTCTTCTAATAAAGTTAAATATGGTTTCATAATTATATGTGTTATTGTTTGAAATCTCCTGAAGATAATCTTTTTTTAGCAGTATCTTTATTTGTTTTATCATAATCTTCTGAAGCTCTTAAAAGAAGAGCCTTAGTAATATTTGGATGAACTATAGCCATATATCTAACAGATTCATGTGGATCATTTAATGCCATTGACAGTTGTTGTTTAGATATATTATCATAATCTAGAGCCTGAAACTTAACCATATAATCTGGAGAATTTAATGCATTATTAACAAATTCTTGTGTAGTTCTTGGATCGGCTAAAGTTAAACGTGGTGTACTTTTTAACAATACATTAAAATATTTACCAAAATTTTTATCGGATGTCAATATTAAAGATTTACCTTGCCAATTAGGAACTTCTTTAAGTTCAGGATTTTTCTTTACTAAATCTTCTAAGTTGATAGATCTATCATTTTCATCCATATAAGAGTCTGTTTCAAAATGAAATTGGTATTTAGCTAATTTTCCATGCATATCTTTAGCGAATATTATATACAACGGACCTTTATTGTTATAACTATCAAATCTATTGTAATTATCTGCTGCTGTGCACCATTTTGTTCCCTTACCATAATAACAGGCAGCTTCCTTATTTTTTATTTTATAAACAACGATATCATTTTTATCTAGAACTTTGTCTGCTCCTTTGTGTTTTATTTCTTTCACAACCTCTCTATTAGATTTTGTTCCAAGATGAGATTCCAATTGTTGTTCTAATTCATCTAAATGTTTGTAAAAATTAATATCTTTATTTTTTAATTTTGATTTAAATTTGTCAAAATTCTTAAGCGTCGCATGAATTCTTGGTGCATCTTCTTGCCTAACGTTCCCATTTTTATATTGTATAATAATCCAATCTGTATACTTCTTGGAAAATGTAGGGTCGGCATTTTCTGCAAAATATTGTATAATATCTTTTGCTTTCTCTAATTTTGCTAAATGATCATGTTTTATAGAAATAATTGGATATTTCTTTTCTAAATAATCAAGTCGGTCCTCTAAGAGATAAACCCCTTCTATAATAAATGATTTGAAACTTAACATGTTATCCAATCAAATCTAAAGGTGGTAAAATCATAGACATATATTCTTTTTCTATTGTTTCTTTTTCATCTTTACCTTCTTGCCAAATTTTGTCGCCATTGACAGTAAGGCCACCGGGAAGAGGGACTCCCCCGAATTTCTTCAAATTCTCTCCCCATTGCATCTTAACAGAAGCTGTAACGTGAGCAAGTATAAATCTTTCATTAAGTACATCTTTACTAGTTTGTGGATCGAGAAATGTGTGTACTTCTGCAACAATCCAATCCCCAACTCTAATATCATTTTGCCAGTCAAATTCTATAAAAAGTCTGTGATCATTTCTACTAAATAGAATATTAGGATTTGATCTAAATAACATATCCATATCTGCTATTCTCTGCTGAGTAAGAAAATAATCTACGAACGATGCTTGAGTAGAACCAAAGAAGTCAAAGAAGTTTATTTGAGAACGAAGCCAAAATTCTACAGAAGTAAACATAGAACTCTGAGCGCTTCTAGGATCAAGAATTCTCGTTACACCCAAAACATTAGGGCTAGTTGTTAGATATCTATTAACAATATCTTGAGGAGTTACCTGCCACTTTGAGTATGTTCTAAGTGATCCATTGTAGTGGAAATCTTGATAAAATTGAAGAGTATCTGCTATTCTATCATAGAACTGCTCATCAGTGACGTCTATTTTTACAACAGGATGCCCTAAGCGACGTTTAACATAGTCCTTAAGTTCCATTATATTCTGAGGTAAATGTATATTTGTTAAAGTTCCGTAAGTTGTTGCCATTGTAATAAATAAGTAATTTTTTGATTATTTTACTTATTTATAAGGAATGTAATTTATAGCTTTGTATTATAAAGAAAAGACTGTCCAGTAGTTAGAAATAAAAAACAAGCAGATCTATTATTTAAGCTTATAAAATATCCCAAATTAGTGGGATATATGATATTAGACGTAAAGCAACAGAAAGAGATATTAAAATGTAGAAAGCCCTGACTTTGCGCTTACCTTCTGGATTCTCTTTTTTCCGATGTGGTAGTACACCGCTATCCGGTCTATCTTAAGCTCTTTTGTGATTGCCGCTATCTCTACGTATGCCATATTTTTGGGTTTAAAGTTTTACGTTCTTAACAATGTATAAATAATAAGGCAAATAAAAAACCCTGACACCAACCTATTAATGCCAAGGTTTCAACTGATCTTGTCGGGGAGTCAGTCCGTAAGACTCAGGTTAGGATACGAACTCATACGCCAGTCAACGCTTTACGGGCAATGGTTTTGGTTATGTACTCATGTGTGCGCTTATTCTGTGACTGTGAGCCTTGTGATTTCCTCAAGTGCAGTATCAAGATCAAACTGCTTTGCTTCCAAATCACTGTCTTTTTCTGCTATTGTAGCTATTGCTGATTCCGTCTCTGCCTTTGATGCGGAAAGTTCGTTCGTCAGAACGTCAATAGACTGCAATGCCTCTTGAAGCGTCAAATTAATAATATCCAGCAATGGAAACCCTTCAGTTCCAACTGGTAAAGCAGGGCCTTCGGTTTCTTGAAAGACTACTCCGTCTCTGTCAAGCACTGTTTTGAATTTTACGTGTGAACCTGTAAGTATACCATCATTCCACCGTACTAAAAATTCATACGGCTGTCGTGTCTCGTTGATTGTCATTTTGATTACCTTTTAATTTTATCTATCCAAGTGAAAGCCATGTAGAGCCGTCACTACCTTGATATTTACTGCCTGCGCTGCCATCTGTCACGTATATCACTTTACCTGCGCTATGTGTTGGGCGTGTAGCTGTTGTATAGCTACCTAACTGGACAGACCCTGTAAACAGTCCGTTACCGACGACATGACATCTTTCAGTTGGTCCCGGCGTTCCGATACCGACGTTGCCGCTTATTATCATATTCCCTGCACCTGGGTCTGTTGCAGCATATGCGTTACCAAGCGATAATCCTCCCGCTTGGCTCAACACCATTTTTTTCGTTCCATACGGGTCTTCCGTCGCATTAGCCGAATTCCAATAATAACAACCGCCCTGCATAAAATAAAAAGCAGTCGTTGATTTTACATCACCCGTCCCGCTTATTCCCCTAACGTAATTCCCTGCTGAGTTTATATAAACATTAGAACTAAAATAGTTTGTTGGCGCTCCAGCATAGTAACCGCCAAAGAATGAATTGCCTTTACTTACTCCAATTCCACCTAAGTTTATAGCTGAACATGCATTTGTCGCCGATGATTCAAACTTACCAAGAATAGCAACACTATCACTTACATCCACTTTATACGCCGGTCCCGTCGTCCCGATGCCGACGTTGCCTTGAATTATCATATTCCCCATTCCAGGGTCAGTTGAAACATAAGTATCGCCCACAGAAAATCCGCCAAGATTGTTTAATCTCATATGCGGGATGTAAGAGCCCGTGCCTCCCGGTTGTGTGCTGAAAGATAGCGACATTGATGGTTCCAAAGTGAAAGTTCCGTAACCAGAATGCCAAGTTCCATTAGTGCCAGTCATTCTCAGATACATATTTGCAGCACCAGAATTGCCACTTCCGTAAATTGTTAAAATCCTATCAGTAGCATCAGTCGGACTACCAATATTTATATTTCCGCCTACAACATCAAGTTTTCCTGCCGGCCCCGGCGTTCCGATGCCGACGTTGCCGTTATTCAGCACCGTCATCGCCGTCGTTGCGCCATTATTCCCCACTAAGGCTTTAATAGCAGGGCTTGTTAGAGTACCGTTACCACTTGTGCCTTGTATAGTTAATGTATCGGTAACACCTGTGCCACCGATCAATGTTTGTCCACCTGTCCGGCCTGCGAGTTTTACGAGAGATGTATTGTCTGAGGTATCACCCGTATTCGTCCCCGAAGTATTTTCTATTACAGTTTTTTGAGCATCAGTACAAAACCGTTTATTCAAACTGTCCACAAAATCAGCAGTAGTAGCATCACTGCCGCCTGTCACCAACCCATCAGCACCGTAACTTATCTTAGTGTGGGTGCCCCCTGTTATCGGTGTACGAGCAGCAAGGCCACCCAAATCTGTAAGTGATATTATTACAGTACCTGTTTGTCCATTAACACTAGTAACATCATCTGAGTTATCGGATTTCTCGATCATACCTGAACTATTATAGATAGCCCAATCACCGAGATGAAAAGAGATACCAAACTGAGTTACTGTATGATAAGGCGCGACACCTGTTACATTATAAACATAGCCTGCTTTTGTAATATCCACAGCAGTTAGTGTTGGGGAGTTTGTTGTGGCATTCCAAACTCCAATATATTGTAATAATGTAGTTGGTAGATTTGTGATAGGAACTTTTCCACCACTATCCAGACCACAATACCCATTATTAACATTTTTGTTCGTGTTGTTTTCTGGATTAAATCCTAAAGCGTTTACTACGCTATTATATGTTATCCCAGATATAAAATTTGATGGATTGGATGCTGGATTGAATATTCTGGGGAAACTGTACCACTGATTCTGGAGGAAAGTGTACCACCCAATTCAGGATGGATTTGATAAAGAAAACATACAAAAATATCTCAAGATTTCTTTCTTCTTAGCGTCTCTCCTTCAAGCTCAATCCGATGCGCATTTGCGGTCAGCCGATCCATAAGAGCATCGGCCAAAGTCGGATCATTTATTACGTCATACCATTTTGAGACCGGCAACTGAGAAGTGACGATAATTGCCTGTTTTCCATACCGATCTTCAAGGATTTGCAAGAGTGCGATGCGCGTGGTGGCATCAAGCGGCTGAAGGCCGAAGTCGTCGAGAATGACCAGCCGGGTTCGTGCGATCTGATCGAGCAGTTTGACAAAGGTGCCATCCAGTTTTGACTGGAGGATTTGTTCAATGAAGCGATTAAAGCCAAAGTAAAGGGTTCGGTATCCCAGAGAACAGGCCTGCCGGGCAAGAGCGCATGCCAGATAGCTTTTCCCGCATCCGGTGTAGCCGGTAATCAGGACGTTTTCAGCCCTGTCAATAAAACCGCCATCCGCAAGACTCATAAGCTGCTCTCGGGAAAGGTTGCGTTGGGCGTTACAGTGAACCTGTTCAAGATGTGCCGGATAGCGCAGCCTGCTTTGCTGTAGGTAGCGTTTGGTGGTCTGTTCTTTTCTGTAGTGGCACTCCGATTCTACCAGTTGGGCGATTAGCGGATCGCCGCTTACCTGATCGTGAACAGGAAGAGATCTGGCTACCTCATAGGCTTTGGCCATGCCATGAAGCTTCAAGGAGCGGAGTTGATCAAGCGTCTGTTGAGTGTTCATTGGTTCGGTGGTTAAGGGTTAATGATAGGCTTCTCTGCCTCTGATATTGTCATGAGTCGGCAAGCGCAGCAACTTGCCAGGCTCGAATGCTGGAAGTTTATCACGGTTGTTTTCAAGCATATTTTTCAGCATCCGGTAGCCAACAGTCGGATGCGGCAAGGCGATCCCGCAGGCAGCTTCCAGCCGGTCAGCACCGTAGCGCTCCTTCAGCCGGAGGACTCCAAGGCAGGCATCATAGGTTTGTTCAATGAACGATCTCGATGCGAGCATGCGTTGCATGACGTTTTCGGTATGGGCTCCGATAGCAGCAGCCTTCCAGATAAAGTCATCGGGTGACCATCCCTGGTGGAGCCTGTAGCGGCGGTGCGCTTCCGGCATATGCTCCGGCTTTGTCGTATAACCATTGCGCAAGGTGCTTCGCTGATGAAGTGCAATCCGCTGGAAGTCCAGAAAGACCTCAACAACCGATTCATCATAGATCAGCTTAACCCGCTTTCCGATATACTGATACGGGATACTGTACTGATGCCAGTCTTCACCAAGAATAACGTGATAGCTCTTCTTCACGGTTGCCATAGCTTCATGTTTCAATTGGAATGCTGTATCGGGCAAAGCCTGTAACGATGCTTTTTCTTCTTGCTCAAACCGCTGCCGTCGGCTGAGTCCGTACTGCGACATCAGCCGGTCATTGAACTCTTCGAGTAATTGGTGTGTACGGTATTTGAGGGCAGACAGACTGGTCGCAGTCTCGTTGCGTTGCCGGGCGTAGATCTGCTGATAAGAGAGGTGTACCGTTTTTTCAACGGAGGGTTTATCCTTGGGATGAGAGACCCGGGTGGCTTTCATGGTCGTGTGATAATGAAGCGCCCACTGTTCGATAAGCTGCGTAAACACGGGCTCGTAGCGGCAACTTCTTACAACCACCTGCGCCATATTATCGCTCAGAATGATTTTGGGGATTCCTCCGAAGTACTCAAGGGCACGGTTCAGTGCCGGGATAAGATGCTCCTGGCGGCTTGACGCCAAGGGCTCCACATAACTCATGCTGCTGAACGGTAGGGTACAGACCAGCACCGGACAATTTATCAACTCGTTACTCGCTCGATCAAAATATTGAAGCAGTTTACCGGCAAAATCAATCTCAAGGCGCTCACCAGGAGCATGCGACTGCGGCATTGTTGCTTGTGGCTGGGCTGCGAGATAGTTCTTGAGATGTAGACTGAATTGAGCATACCGGTACCCTCCAGGCTGTTCCTGCAGGTACTCTTCCCATAAAAGCAGTTTAGTGACGCCTGTCCGTTTCAGTTGTTGGCGATAATGCTCAAACTTTGTTTCCAGATACTGCAGACGTTCGTCCGTTGTAAGGCTGGATCGAGGGGCATAAACCACAGCGCTAAGCTCACTGTCCAGGAGAGCTCCAAGTTCAGCATAACTTTTGCCTGTTTGCTCAAAACGGGCCACATAGCCCTTGACGGTGTTGCGATGAACGCCGCACTCACGATGAATTTGACGGCATGATCTACCGTCGGACAGCAGTTGTAAAATACGCCGAATTTGTAACATGCTTAATGGATTGTTTGCCATTTGGTCTCCGGTTTTTTACCGAAGATACCTCAGGCAATGTTACAAATCCGTCCTTCTTGGGTGGTACACTTTGCACCAGAACAAGTGGTACACATTGCTCCAGATTTACTGGTACACTTTAGGCCAGAATCCCTGGTACACTTTGATGCAGATTATTCACTGGATAATAGAAAGATGATTGTTGTCCATTTAAATGTGTAGCATTATTTGCAGTTCCAGTTGTATCTTGATTCCATATTATAGGAATTCCTATAAGACCACTATATGAAACGTGTAAAGCGGTATTTGCAGACAATACAGATTTCGTTGAATCTGGTGTATTGTCAACGTTACCAAGACCTACCTGAGAAGCTGTTGTTTCATGAGGATTGTTGTTATTTCCTATATGAGAAGATAGTTCTTCTGATATAAAATTTAAAGATGTTTGTAATCCATCAACATTTTCTATAGTATGATTATGAGAATCATCTGCAACTGATGTTACTATAGAAATAACACCATTCTCTAAGTTAGTTAAAGTAACATTAGAAGTACCCGAAACATCTCCAGATAAAATTACTTCTATGTTAGGTCCGGGTTTATTTGTAGCATTATCCCAATCTAAATAAAATGTTCCTGATCTGCTATCTAAAAGATCTGCATCCAGACCACTCGATGGACCATCTACAGTTTTTAATTTAGACAAAATGTCTTCTGCATTATATGCAGAAGAGTCTAATTTTAGATCAAGAGAATCCTTTACTAACTTTTCGGCTGGATAGTTTATATTGTTACTTTGCGAAGACCATACTTCTATTTTATTATTAGCATTCTCTGGTACATAACCCAAACTAGAAATGACATTTTCAGGGGTTACTATAACAATTTTATCTGAAATATCAATTTGAACAATTTGATTCGATCTGCTATCTATTTGATTAGGATTGCTCATATAGTTATATATTTTTCTACATTAAAATTTCCTCTCACATATGTCTTCTTTTTCCCATTAATAATTATTTCAATATCATATTTATAAACTGATGGGATTAACATAGATGTTTCTTCTTCTAATATTTCCCAAAGTAAAACATTATTTTCTATTGACAATCCATTCCCAACTGTCCATTGTCCTTTATTTTCGTTAATGGAATTTTTTAATTGGATTTTTACTGTTGCGCTAGTAATATCCAAGTCAAACCCATCTACAGTAAATGAAAAACTTTCACGAAAGTAATCACCCCTAACAATGCCAGTGTGATATTCTGCTGGTATATAAGAATCATTTGTTGCCATTATTCTCTATCAATTTTATTAGCAATGCTTTAATCTCTTTGACTTCAGACTCTAATGCAGATATTCTATCAGATTCTGTCTTTTTAAGATTTCTTTGTATTCTATATGCAGCAAGTTTATCAGAATCTGTACTTAAAAGTCCCTTAGAATACATATTCTTAACTGCATTATAACCTTCTATTCTTACGTTATCCATTGTATTTTATGTTAAAGCAAGTGCTTTATAACCCTTAATCAATGGGATCATAGATTTATTGTCACTCAACATCACAATTTTTATAGAGTATTGCTTAAACGAATTGTATGTTGTAACTTTAGACTGACTTGGATAAGCAACTCCATCATAATATGTATATGTCATAGTTTCTGTTTGATCATCATAGTGTAAATGTTCTAAAGGAACAGAAAAAGCATCTAAAAAAGTAGACATTTGAGATTCTTCGTAATCTATAGCAGAAAAATTATAAAGAACTCCATCTCCAGTATAATGAACAGAAACATTTCCACCCTCATTAACAAACCAAATATTCTTTGGGAATTTATAGTCATATTTTTTATAATCATTTGATGCGGTAGAATAACCTGGATCTACTTGAAGATTTAATGGATACCAAAATCTATCATGAAATGACTTTTCATCTCCAGAAGCTAATATTTTTCCATAACATCTTATATCTGAAATGCTGTTTTCAAATCTAGTTTTTGATGCATCGATGTGAACAGATATATCTACTGCATCCATTCCCTCATCTAAAATAACAGATCTAGAAATATATTTAGCTTGTGAACATCCTCCATCTGCCTCATACTCTCGTTCTAAATTATTGTTAATTATATTTTCTACGAGAATAGCTCTTTGATTAAGAAGATCAACGACCGGAGATACCATATCGCTTCCAGTATTCATCATTGCTCTAACTTGAATTGAAGATGAACCTTTATAAACAACTTTTGTTTTAGTTGTTTCAAAATCAGCGTTAGGTACTGTTTTTGCCCAATCAGATTCTAAACCACCAACTAAATCAGTCATTTTAGAATACCATTCTATCTTTGTTTTTTGTATATTAAGACTTGCAGTCTGAAGGTTAAGTAAATTATATTTTACGTTAAAATTACTAGAAAAAGTGCCACCGACACCTACTAAATTATCTAATGACAAATCATTTTGTGTAAAAACAATATCTCCTATGTTAGATGTATCAAAACTTGCTCTCCAAATATTAAAAGCAAGGTCAGATTCTTGATCTGGAGTCCAGGTACTAGAGTTCTGTGATCTAAACATAGAACCTATGGCAGGTTGTTTTGTTACAATTTGACTATCTCTGAGAGAATTTTTACCCATTGTTGATAAGTAAATTTCATATTCTTCTGTAGTTGATCTAACAACAAATGAATATTCTCCTCCAGCTAAATAAATAGGGCATTCAAAAACAAATTTTGTAGGTACCCAATTATTATTTAACGTTGCAATGTTAATTTTAGAAAAATTTAAACCTACAGGCTGTATATTATTAACATTAGCAAAAGGAACAGTTATTTCAAACGAAGTTCTACTTGTTACCCCACTAACAGTTTTTAGTCTTATAGGATAAGTTCCATTATAGTTAGTGTCGTTGAGCAATGTTATATATTGGTTATCTAACATTTTATGTTCTACGACAGTATTTATTGTAAGAGTATTAGCACCGTCATGAGATGCACTGCTAATTAGATCCGTGTGTGAATACCAAGTACTTGTTCCGGGTACAGTATATTGTGATGGATATCCATTAACAGTTGTTCTTACATCTAATACTAAAGGTAAAGTATTTGTAAATGCCTTTATAGCAACATAAACATCTATAGCAGTTATAAATACTCCTGTAGGATCTTCATTAAGATTAATAAAAAAAGTCTGAGCTAGAGGGTCAGCTCCACCACTAGAACAACCTTTACCAGAACAAGGTGCAGGTGTAGGGACTACAGGCGCAGGTGCAGGTATTTGTTGAATAGTATTGTATATGTTCGTTACAGGAACAGGCGCAGGTATAGGTTGCGGTTCTATTGTAGTAGAAACATCCGGCAATGCAGGTAAAGTATTCCAAGAAGTAGATGTAGATACGTCTGTAGATGAAGTTGTGACTTTTCTTTCTACAGAAACATCTCTACGTTCTATTGTAGGCACTCGCGTAGAGATTATTTGGTCTACCTTTGTTTGTTGTAAACCAGAAGCAACATAACCAGCTTCTGCATTTGTAGTTGCACTTGTAAGATCGTTAGAAGAATCATCAATTAATCTAAACGTTCTTTCTCCTGTCGCAAAAACGCCTCCAGGAATTTTGAATATTCCGTTAATTTTGCCAGTAGAATCTGATATTAATGGAGAATTATATGAATCTAAAATCCATATGCCTCCACTTAAAGTTCTAGGTGAACAATATTGACTAACAGAAATGCCATTAAAGAATGGGTAAAGTCTAGTATTTGGTTTTAATCCAACAGCATCAAATAAAACATCTTTTGTACGAATATATGGTATTATAGAAACATCAACTACTTTTTCACCCATGTCCTGTGTTAAAACACTATTACCTAAAACAGTATTTGTTCCACTATTTGACTGAATATTTGTTGTATTAGTTGTAGTTCTATCAGTTGTTATAGTTCCAGATTGGTTTCTTGCAACTGCATTACTTTCAACAACAATTTGACCAGTTGCAGCATATGTTGTTCTATTAGTTTGATTATCAACAACAGTTCTAGATGTACCTGTCGCAGATATATCTGTTGTTGAATTAACACCGGTCCATTGTGTTTGCCAATCTCCGAATTGTGTTCCAAATCCAGGAGCACCACCTCTTTCCCACGTATCATTTACAAGAGCAGAAAAACCAGAACCATCATTCTTTATTCCAACTAAAGTTGAACCTATATAAAAAGAACCTTCATAATCTATTAATACAATATTATTACCATCTTCTATTGCAGAAACTGTACCGCCACCGCCAGAATTTGATGTTACATGACTTCCAATACTAAATAATGGGGTTCTATCTAAAGTTACAACAAGTCTTGAATTAACAGATGAAGTTAAAGCATTCCATGCATCTGCATCTCCTGTCAAATTAATTTCAACAGTAGGTTGAACTTGAGTGTCCATCCAATTATCTGATTCAGGATCTAGTGTTAATTTACCAACAAATTTTGTTACGTTATATGGATTAACACTCATAGAAGACGTAAAATTCCTCTGTTCTAAATAAGATACATGCTGATAGTTAAGTGTAACTATACCATCATTAGTTGTAACTGTTTGTCCTTTATCATTTACGAATGTTCTAGAGTTTATAGGATGATAAGTAACCCCTGAACTGGTAAATATAACATCCATATCTATAACTTGAGATTCAAACGGAGCACGAAGAGTCTGTGCATCAGGTTCTATAGAACATTTATAATCAGGATCTTGAACATCACCAACACTATGTCCAGTAAATGTATCTAATAGTATTCCATTTTTAAATCTTTCCAATCCCAAATAAAGAGCACTTGTAGATGGCTCGTGAAACGACATCGCTTTCAATTCATCAACATTCAATTTAACGATTTTTTCTAAAGCAGTGAGACGTGTATCAATAGCACCAATGTCTTTCATTTGATAAACTCTATTGTCTATAAACGTTTTCTCTATCAGATCTATGGAATCTAAGTATGGTGGAAAATAAAGTTTCCATAAAAGAAGAGAATTGTCTGTAAGCACAGGATCTGCAATAGAACCCGGCTGTCCTTCTATAATTTCAAAATCATAGTTTTTATTTAGAGTAACAGATGCCTTTTTATCTAAGAAATAATTATAGTCTATTTTAAAGGTATCGTATATTCTAGGAGATGGATTAACTACTTTAATAGAATTATCTAACCAGTTATTATTTAAATTAGAAATGTCACTGAAAAGTCCATTTGATAAATTCCCAGAAATAGTCACAGTAGTGTTTGCATGTCTTGCAGGTCTAAAGTCTATAGCATCTCTAAGTCTAATATTACCCAATTTAGAAGAACTATATAGAGGTAATTGAGAATATTTGAGACGATCTTTTCCAGCAACATACCAACCAACCCATTCATCTCCTGCAAAAAATCCATAAGAATTTATAGAATAGAAAGTTTTTTCATTATCAACTCCATACTGGGTATCAAACTTACTATATACTATTAAAATAGGTGCTGTTGGCGCAGTTTTACCCTTAAGCAATTTTATTTTTGCCCAATCGTAATAATTATCTCTTTGTCCATTGTCTAATTCATATCTTCCTGTAATATCCATAAACCCAGCGTTTATGATAGGACTTTCTGGTATTCTAGCACCAGAACCAGAAGTATCTCCAATAACAAAATTGTTTGCACTTATAGTATACATTCCATTGATAGATCCTTTTGGAATAAATGTCCACGTATTACTAGAAGGTATATTTGCTATTAGTTTACCAGTTACACCTGTAGCTATACCAGTAAGAGAATTTACTTCATAAAAAGTCTCTCCTCCAAGAAATGTTCCAGAAAACATGTCAAGTTCTATAGTAGGGAATGCTGGAGAAGTATTACCAGTTCCCGCCATATAAACAGCATCTAATGAATAAACATCTGGTTCAAATAATGATATTTCTTTAGAATTATATCCTTGATGTGTAGATGTTTCTGTAGAAAGTAGTTTTGTTGTTATACAAGGATTATAAACCTTTTTATCTGACACTGCATCAAGTATTCCCATTTTTACACGAAGCTTAATATCAGGTATTGTTGTAACACTAACATTAGAAGTTGCAAAATAAACAGAAAATTTAGGAGTAGGGTCTGATGTCCATTTATAATCGCAATTGCTTTCTCCGGCTATAGCGTCTTCTGGAATAATATTTCCATGTGTAACGTTAATTTCAGATCCACATGAAAAAATTTCAACATTCATGGAACTCATATTAAACAAAGTATAATTTGCTTCTGCAAGATCAACTTCATTCATGGGATTAACAAGACCATTACCCAATTCTGAACCAAAATCTGCTTCTGTAAAAAGTGCATTCGTGTTTGCAGATCTCAGTTCAAAGACATTTGTAGAAATACCCCCCAATGTCTTCGATACTCTAACAAATTTCGCATCAAAATCTTTATATGTATAATAAATTGGTACACCTGAAGTATTAGTTGGATATAAAAATTGAACATAATTTGGATTTAATTGAAAAACACTTTTATTTTCCAAACCAGTTTCAAACATTTCTCCATATACATTTGCAGTAGCAACGTTAATATTTCCGCCTGCAAGACTTGTAAGAGTTGTTACACTAACCTTTGTATCTGCGTGTCCATAAGCACCCTTTATAGCTCTAGCTTCTCCTGGTTTTATTCCTTTAAAATTATACAAGTACGCACGATAAGTTGGGTAATGAGGACTTGCAGTGTTTGCAGTTTCCGTCTTGCGACCTGAATTAATATCGAAATATCTAATTTTAGCAGTACCAATCTCATGAGAGGTGTTTGACCATCCAGCAACATGAGTGTTTGCATTATAGAAACTTACAGTTTCATGTCTTTGTATATCAAAGTAACCATTTACGTTTTGGAGCAACATGTAGTTGCCATAATTTATTTCTGGTGAATAATCAGAAGATTTTTTAACATGTTTAGCAGTTCTTGGTTTATCTAGCACAAAAAATTCAGGAGTTTGAGTAATTACTTCATGACCATCCTTAAATGCGTGACCAAAATCAACTGATAGTAAGAGTTGAGAGGTGTTTGCAACTGTTTGTTCGATGTATATATTAGAGTTAGATTCTACTAAATTATTTGTAATATTAATACCAGAAGTATCGTTATCTTTTATTTTTAAGCCAAATGGTTTAATTGTAAAATCTCCATGAATAAGAGAATCTCGTTTTTCAATTAATTTTAAAAGAGTATCATACGTACTTTTGGAAAACCCTATGTTAGCATCAGGCGCAGCCAATGTTGCTGTTATCCATCCACCATTTTTTATACGACAAATTTCTATGAAATTTATTGCTTGTACCCAATATTCACTATCAGAATTAGATACGGGTCTATTGCTTGAAGATCCTAGAGTTGATACATGGGATTGAATACAAACAAAGACTTCTGAAGATCCGGGTAATTTAGTTTTTCTATTTTTATGATATCTAACACCAGAAGTCCATTCTACAACTTCATTTGCCACCCAATCATTATCATAACCTAAACTACATAATTGTAGACTAATTTGATGTCTATCTGCGCCATCCGCAGAATAGTTTGGATATCCTTGAGCATTATCTTTAAGTGAAACATCATCTAAAGAACTAATTATTTTATCTGTAACAACATAACCAACTCTAGAATTAGATGTTGTAGAAAATTTATCAAATAACAATGACTGATCTGTTGTTTGAATAAAAAGTTCCTTTGTGAAAATTATTCCAGAATTAACAGAAATACCATGACCATAAGAGAAATCAACGTCGGAAGTTACTGCAATTTCAACAGAAGAATTTGCGTGAGTAAGAGATTCACTATGCAAAAATGTGCTCGTTGTAACAGAGGTAACTATATCCGTATTTGCAGTTAAATACTTAACAAATATCATATCAGGATCCGTTCCAGCTTCTGCAGGAGAAACAAACTGAATAACAGCTGTTATTCCAGAGGTAGCTCCTTTAATAACATCACCAACCTTAAAGTTAAGAAAACCATCACCAGTTGGATTTTTTGGAAGAACTGTAGTGTCTGTTAAAGTACTCTTAACAATAACATAATCAAGAGGCGTATATAAGAATTTATTTGCACCATATATAGATGCACCTTCTGGAAAAAAGAATTTTCCAAAAGATCCCAATTGATTCTGAAGAATTGTTTGTGCAGTAGTCAACTCACGTGCTTGAAGTGCACGACCAGGTCTAAATAATACTTTATAATAATTCTTAGCTAAACCACCAGAATTAGGGGTAAGATAATCATCAAAAAATGGAGCTACATCGAATGTACGTGACATTTGGTACGTATTAATATGTTGGTATAAACTATAAATGTATTTATAAGAAATTCTATAAACAAAAATATCCTACTTTTATAGGATATTTTTGTTTACGATATACTTTATTATAGTAGATGGTATTTATATCTTACTTAATAATGATAAGTCCATATGTGACTATCCTATTTCTAATAGGGTTATTGTCGAAAATCCATTTTATGTATTTATTTTAAATTAATAATGTTAGTTTTTAAATTATATTCTTTACTTCATCTACTGTAAATCCAAGTTGAAATAATTTTGCATTAGGATTATCTCGTAATTCGTATTGAGTAAAAGTAATAACGTCATCAATACCTTTATTCTCAATTACTTTATGAGTGTCGTCAGTAACACCTTCTCCAACTAATTCAACTTCATACCACTGTGGAATCTCATCAATTAAAGATGAAAGATAACTCTTTGTTTCTACTGGAAGTATCTGCAACAAGACTTCTACATCGTGTTTTGTTCCTATTGTTCTTGGAAATCCAATCATGTTTCTCCTTTATTTCTTTTATTTTTAATGAATTACTCAAGTTGTAACTATTTGACCATCGTAACCAACCCTCTGTACTTGCTATCGAAGAACGAAACTGTTCTATATTTATTTTATTTTTATCAAAGTTACTTTGTAATGACGAAATTCTTTTCTTTACTCTTCGAGCTGTTGATTTTCTTAATAAAACCTTTGTCTTAAAATGACGATACCCCAAATAATCAAGTCCTTGTGTTACTGGAAATATTGACCATTTAGAAAATGTTAGTTCTAACTCATTTTTTAAAAATACCTCAATATCGTTTTTTAGTTTGTGTAACTCAGCTTTGTCATTATCAAATAAAACAAAGTCATCACAATATCTTATATATGCTTTCCTTCTCTTAGTGTGTTTTAGCCATTGGTCTAACTCATTCATCGTCAGATTACCTAACCATTGACTTGTATAATTTCCTATCGGGGTATTCTTTCCACCCGGAAACGATCTAACAATATCCTCTATTAACCATAACGTATATTCACACTTAATCTTTTTTCGTACAATGTTCATCAGTATATCATGCACAATACTTGGATAGAATTTCCTAATATCACATTTTAAACAATAATCGTATTTATTAATATGTAACATCACCTTTCTACTTGCTTGGTGCATACCCTTACCTTCTCTACAAGCATACGAATCATGAATCATTAACCCGTCCCATATCGGAATAACAATTTTTAAAAGAGCATGTTGAACAATTCTATCTGGATAAAAAGGCAATATATAAATATCACGTTCCTTTGGTTCGTATATGCGTTTTACTCTATATTCTGAAGTTGCGTATGTTTTATTTATTAAAGACTTTTGTAATTCTAATAAATTACCATCTACATCTTTTTCAAAAGTCTTTATTTTAGTTTGCCATCTTTTACCTTTTCTTGCTTGAATATAAGCCTCATGAAGATTATCAAGCGATGTAATCTTTTCCCATAAATTGCCATGTCTTTTCATAATACTATTTCGGACTTTCGGTTACACTACTAACCCGAAACAGTTAGTCGTTGTGTGTTTTGCCAATACTTTACGTATGTGACAAAGATAAGAAGTCAGCCAGACTATTTGACTCACCGCCTGTATCCGTGCAACCCTGACTCGCATTATTAGAATTCAGATTCAGAGTGTCATTATTCCATTTAGAACTACGCGAACTGCAAATCACACTGTTATTCCAATTACTGCTGAATTTAGGGCGCGTAATACTTCTTATCTCATTAACCGTCATTGGTTAAACTTATTAATCAAAATATGCTGGCTCCGTGCAACCCCGACTCGCACAATCAGAACTCAGATTCAGAGCGCCACCAGCCCATAGAGAACCACGCGAACCGCAAATCCCACCGTTACTCCAATTACCGCCGAAATAAGGGCGCGTTGGTGCGTTGTAATGTTGTCCACCTACGCCTGAATCATTGGCATCATAAGCATTAGCCCATGCGGTCGCTCCTGCAATTGCGCCTTGTTCTCTTCCCCATTGCCACAAAACACCGCACATATCCTCACAACCTATGTTGCTAATCATCCTACGACCAGCAGTATCTGTATGGCCTCCTGTAGTTCCGGGGTCAGCCAAACCTGCAATGTTTGTACTTTGATTTGCTCCAATAGATGCAGCAACAAACTCAAGAGAAGCTATAGATTTCTTACCAATTCTACCAAACCATTGATCGAACTTATAAGCATGAAAAGCTGTTGCACTTGCGCCATCAGCAATAGTTCCACCATTTACAGAAACGAGTTCGCCTCCTGTAACCGAAGGTAAGTAGATGTCAACCCACTGCCCATGTTTTCCATAAACCATACCCTCAACAGAACTAATTGGTTTATGTTGTAAATCCCAACAAGACCTTGGAAGAATATCACCTGCCAAATATCCTGTCAGGTCATGCCCAGATATAGTTCCAACTGCTACACAAAGGCAATGGAATCCACCAACCTTACGAGTGTTTGTTGCAGAAGGTGTTGCTCCAGACGGTATCGCGGATGGATAAGTTGTATTTGCACTCAGTATAAAATCAGGCACGACGCTCGATGTAGGCAGGCAAGCATAGAGATAAAAGTCTTTTCCGGCGCGATTTGCCGCAGTTGCATAAGTAGCAGAATCCCAATTTCCAGCGGTATTTAAATCTTTTACTAAGGTTGTAGGTGAAATCAAAGAACTTGAATTAACTCTCAACTGCATAGCAGGAATATTAACACTTCTACATTCCGCTACCGTAGATGAACCAGTATACTGCCCAACAGCAGGATTGTTACCACCCGTCATTCTTGTTGATCTGAAGAAGTAAGATTCTATGAAATCAATACCTACTAATTTCCAAGTACTTGTATTATAGACTTCAACTCTACCTAAAGAACTATCATATAGCATAGCTCCCGTGTTCGGACTCACAATCGCATTCTTCTGCGTGGTCGTGAGTACAGGTATGGTTAAACCTTTATTTGGATCTATTACTATGCTCATTTATATCTTCCCTTCTGCTTTAAGTGCTTCAATAGCCTGTTGTCTTATTTTATCCTGGATAAGAACCTCTAAATCAATAGCATCTTGCTCTTCTTTTGATAATGGTGGAACAATAGGTTCTTCTTGAATAATAGGTTTAGGTATATCAATTAGCTCCCATTTACCTGCCCACAAAATTAACTTGCCTTCCTGTGGTTCAGGTGGAACTTCAAAAGTTGCAAATGCAGGAAGTAGGTATATTTCCTTACCATTTAACTCTAATTCAAGAGGGTCAAGAGATGCGTCTTGTGAATATATATATTCACCAGTGTTTGTGTAACTATATATTTTCATTTTAGTATTTGATTATGTACATGACGTTGATGTTGATTGGGCGGGTTTCGTTGCCGCCTGACGCAACAATTGCTATGCCGCCAGTGTCCCCATACGCAGGTGCCACATAGACTCCCGTAGTGGTAACTACGCAGACGACGTTACTTCCTCCTGATGATCCGTTCCGACCAATCGTCGGCGCGTGAGTATGCGAGACATATTGATTCCCCTGCAACGTACCAACATGATCACCCGTTGTCCCATCGCCTCTATTTGTACGACTGGCTGCATCAGGGTCATTAGCAGAACCATGTGCCCATCCACGAAGGAATTTGCCTCTGAAGTCTGGAAGGGTAAAGGATGCACCGGAACCACCATAGGTGTAACCAATAATGGCATATAGTCCCGCATAAGTGGTTGTGCTTACTGATGCACCATCACATTCCAAGTATCCTGTTGGTACTGTGCCTGTAATAAAGGCTTTGACTTCACCAACTAATACTTGTGCTATAACGCCTGTACTTGCTGGAGCTGTCAGCGTGTAATCCGAAGCTGTATTTGGAGGGATGATAGCTACACTACCACCACCTGAACTAACTAAATTCACTGATCCACTCATACCACTCCTGTTGGTTTAGGATACTTTGCCTTGACAGCAAGACATTGATCAATGTAGAGTTGCTGTTGAACTAAATCTCCCTTGACTACAGCATCTAAATATAGATACATATCAGGGTATTCTAATGCACGAAGTCTTTGATACTCTGTGTTATCATACTCACTCTGCAGTCTGTTGATTTCTGCATTAACTTGTTCTTGTGTTAATGGAGCAACTGTATACTGCTCCCAACAGATAACCACTGGGTTGTTATCTGAGTCTGTAAATACAGACTTAGCATGTGGGAAATCCCATCCCGTATCATATGTAACATCAGACGACATTGCTATAGACACATTAGGAATTAGTGCCTGTATTGCTGTTATAATTGTTGGTTTCATTTTAGTATTTGTTTTGTTGTTATCCTGCTATTTTCATCAAGGTTATAGTTGAAGTTGTGGGACCTATTGTATTATAGTAATCGTTTATATAAAAATAATTGCTATTGGAACTTGATGCTTTTTGTACTGTATATGTAATAGAACTTGTTGTGCTTGGTGAATCAAGTATTGTTGCGGAACTTGATCCATCTACAGTATTTGTATTGTTTGTGTATCCTATCATGCTATCTATATTTATTATTGGAACTGAGTTTCTTATAATTCTTAATGCACCAGCTGTATTTGTAGTATATTTTCCACAACCGTTAATACTAACTAACACTAAGATTTTACTTGTTATACTATTAGGTGTAATAGTTGCTGTTATTCCAGTATTAGAAAATGTTACTGATGATGTATTTTCAATAGTACTATAAGTAGCACTCACAACCTACAACACACTTCCAGCAGGCATAATACCTGGTAATGCTGTTGGATTAACTTTATTAATTCCTAAACTTCCATCTATTTGAGTAGCCATTATTTTATCGTTAAGAAATTATCCAGACTGAGCCTGTTGGAATAGTAACAACAGCACCACTGTCTATAGTTATAGGGCCAGCACTATGTGCATTTTTCCCGCTTGTTATTGTATATGATGTTGTAACGTGTATGTCATTTTCTACAAATACGTGATCTGTACCACCACCAGTTGCACCACCTCCAACACTACCCCAAGAAGTACCATTATATCCTTCAAATGAAATTAGATCAGTATTAAATCTAAAATATCCAGTTGCACCAGTTGGTCTTGCCGAAGTTGCACCACTCGGTATTCCTATATGATTACCAGTAAAATCTGGTGCTGCTATAGGTGCAAAATAACTTCCATGTTGACCATCAAGTAAATCTGCATTAAGATTAGTATTTACTGTAGTAGAAGTAATTGAAAACGGTGCAGTTCCTGTAGATATACTATGGGTAACAACTCCTGAGAAAGAACCAGTAGTAGCTGATACAGTACCACCAGATTGATTAGTAGATGTAGTTGCGGTTGCAGCGTTACCATCAATACTAGTAATTCCTGTTAATGCAAGTGCCCCTGAAATTCTATTTAAGAGAACTGCTGTGGTACCGATATAAACAGTGGAATTACCTAATACTCCTGATGGAATCGTGCCACTCAAATTACCAGCAGTTAATGAAGTTAAGTTAGATCCACTAACTGCTCCAAAATTACCAGACCAGGTACCGCTTGTAATTGTACCAACCGAAGTTAAGGATGAACCCGTTATGGTAGAACCAAGTGTAGTAGAACTTAATACAGAAACATTATTTATTTTAAATACTTTACTGCTAAGGAGATTCCAATCTTCACTTGATGACCAATTACTATTAGCACTATCCCAAATAATTGTTTTATCAGTAGCTCCATGTAAAGTTATTCCACCACCATTCGCTGTAATATTTGTAGGGGTAGTAACTTTACCTATCTCTATATTTTTATCCGTTACTACTAAAGTAGTAGCATTTATTGTTGTGGTAGTTCCATTTACTGTTAGATCTCCAGTCACAATTAAATTGCTATTAAATGTGGCATTACCACCAGAAACTCCTATGTTAAGAGTAGTTGCAGCCCCAAACGCATTTATGGTGGTTGCCGTATTATTTAATATATTGAAGGTTGTCTGATTTGTGGTCATGTCACCTCCATTTACAGCAAGATCTCCACTTGTAGTAATATTTCCTGTACAAATAAAAGTACCAGAAACATAGGTGTTATTATCTAAACTCCATCTATTATTTGTATTATCCCATTGAAAAGTTCTGTCTTGTCCTAAACCTGAACCTGAATGTATAATAATACTACCAGATCCAGCGACGACCTCATCTTTTCTTAAAGTAAATGTTGATCTTCCTGTTGCATAGAGATAATCTATCGATGCTGCTCCCAAAACATTTAAATTTCCTGTAATAGTAACATCTTTACTAAATGATGCAATATTTTTAAATGTAGCAGTACCATTTGAAGAACCAATATTAAGAGTAGTTGCAGCCCCAAACGCATTTATGGTGGTTGCCGTATTATTTAATATATTGAAGGTTGTCTGATTTGTGGTCATGTCACCTCCATTTACAGCAAGATCTGACCACAAAATTGTATTACCAGTAACATCTAAAGTCTGACCTACATCAAGAGTTTTACCTATTGTTGTATTTCCTGTAATAGAAACATTAGAATGAAAAATACCATTACGAATTACATCTATATCTCTTTTTACGTAAACATCTTTTATGAATAAATCATTCCAATATTTTGTTGTAGTACCAAAATTATAAGTATTTGATGTAAGAGGAATGAGACTAGATGATATATCCGCATTGAATGTAACTTTATCGGTATCTGTATTTCCAATTTCTAAGTCACCTTGTACAGTTATCTTTCCTGTAGCAAAAATATTACCATCAATGAAAGAATCACCATAAACACTAAATTTATTTGTTAAATAAGGCATTCCATTAATAGAAATTCTCTTATTTAATGTATCTACAAATAGAGCAGTATTTCCAAAAGAAACATTACTAGTTAAAGTGCTACCATTAAATAGATCACCTACAGAAACTTTCTTAGTTTCTAAACCAGAACCCGAACCATTTACGATAATCATCCAATCAGATGATGTCATCTCGTATGGATAGAGTCTCTGTAGTTCTGTTATTTTCTTATTTGCCAATCTTTTGGTATTTTAATGTTAATATCTAATTCTATTTATAGAAATAAATTATAATGGTTCTAAAAATAATTTGAATCCAGCTGGATGTACAAGTTTTTGAATATTAGATTTTGCACTTTCAAATTCAGTAGAACTTAGATTAGTTCTAATAACATAAGAAAATAACTGCCAATAATCACCATCCTGTATTCTATCTGTAACATTAGAATTTGCAACATCTAAAGCTTGAGACGCTAAATTAGGATCATCCCATGTATCATATCCAGTCGGTATAGGCGCTTGAATTCCGCCGTTTAATAAACCTCTATTACTAGCATAAGATTCTATCTGAATCATAGATTCTACTATGTCGCAAGTAAATTCTGCACCGGATAAAGTAGAACCTACTATACTCTCTCCAAACACAAAATCGCCAAATGCATTAGATAATATTAAAGATGTTATACCAGATTTTGATGTTACATTTGCATTGCATGAACTATTAGAACCTGTTATAGTATCATTTATATGAATACTTCCAGTTAAAGGTTTTATAGACAATTTATTTGTTATGTTATCCCAACTAGATACAGTTGCTGTAGCACCAATATTAGATGTAACTATTTCATATAGATCAAAATCAAGATTATCTGATCCAATTACTGTTATATCTAAAATTGCACTTTCTTCTTTAGTAGACTCAACAAAGGCATAATAACCAGTATTAGCAGTATTATGAATTATTCTATTATTTGATAACAAAACCTCATCAGACAAATCAGTGTTGACTTTAATGGAGTAGTTTATTGACCATCTTCCATCATTACATGAAAATAATCTATCTGCAGGCAAAAATACTTGTGCTTCTTTTCCATATATTATTCTAAATAAGAATTTAATAGAATCTTCAGTTCCTTTTGAATAATAAAAATCCTTTATATTTCTTCCAATAACAGCTTTAACAGTTTCTTCTGTAGGAGAAACGAGTACTTTAGGCCATTCTGACATTATTTCATTTGCCATCATAGAATAATAATCTACTCCAAGAAACAATTGATTATTAAAAGAATAGTCTATATCTCCATAATTGAACATATTGTTCATTGCATTAATAGGAGTTTCTACTTCTGTAAAATTAAAAATTTTAGATAAAATAGTAGAAGATGTTTCTTTTTCTATAGAAAAGTATAATGGTAATGATGGTTGAGTATTACCGACTTCAAAATATGGCAATATAAATCGAAATGTAGTATCATCTATTACATTTGAAATTAAATAACTACCCTCATAGATGGAATCATTTGCCGAGTTCTTTATTGTTATTTTATCACCAATAATAAAACTATGAGAATCATTTGTTATAACAGTTACAGTATCTATAGTATCATGTTGTATATTTTCTATGTTATAAGTAGGATTCTTTAAAGATTCAAATATAGTTTTACTAAACAATTCTCCAAAATCTTTAGTTTCGTTGAGTCTTTCTATAGATCCACTAAGATGATTAATTATAATCTTTTTTCTTGGTAATACTTCAGTACTTACACTTACATTATCCAAATCTATAGATCCGAGAGAAGTTCCATATACACTAATAGGTCT